TAGTATTAAGTAAATCTTTTTCAATTGCACTTCGCTTTGCCGGCATTATCCAAGTATATGCATCTAATATACCTTTTTCAGGTTCTGGGGTGGGAGTCGGAGTTGGAGTCGGGTCTACTTTAGGTTTTATTTCTCCACGAGCCGCCGCTTCAATAGCTTCCCAGCAAGCTTCGTAGATAGTACCTGTTACTTCTAGTGGTCCTTCACAAATAGAGTCATAAGTATTCTAAAATTTCTCTGTAGCCTCTACGCTATCTTTTCGAAACTAGTTACTTCTAATACGTTTTATTTTATTAGAATACATTCCTAATTCAAAGAGTTTTTTCTTTATATATAATACATCGGAGCCACTCATTCCTAATTTTATAGTTCTTTTAAATTCCATTTAATATTCCTCCGGTATTTATTATCCTATATTATAAGTAAGTTATTTAATTTAAAAATCTATAATTTGCAATCTAAAGAAAATTATGGTATAATATTTATAGAAATAAAGGAGATATAGTAATATGGGAAATGAAAATAAATTAGCGAAATTTACAGAAATTCTCTACATTAATATGTATGGAGAAGGCTCGCGCGATAATAATATAATTAATATCGGAGAATTTAATCCAAATTATTTAGATGGTAAGATTTGTATTAGAATTGCAGATTCAGTCGCGGCGCTATTTAATTATAAGATTAAATTAGGGTGTACTTTCTTTCAATATATAAAATTCCTCGCGCACAATAAAAAATTGTTTAAGAATAATAGATATATCTGGGATAGGAAGAATAGTGGGCGTCCCGCGCATGAATGGCTTAGTGATATCTCTGATGCAAATAAAGAAAATTTTGAAATTTGGAATAATGTGTGGGAGTATTTAAATAATAATGAAAAATTGGATTGATATTTATACTGATGGCGCGACCAGCGGGAATGGGACAAAGAATGCCCGAGGGGGTTGGGCATATGTATTTTATTTAGATGGCGGCGAGCAGATAAAAGATTATGGTGGAGAGTTAAATACTACTAATAATCGTATGGAACTTACTGCGGTAATCAAGGCAATTCAAGCCGCGCGCGCTATCTGCGGAGAAAAAATAGATTTACATATAATTAGTGATAGTGCATATATTATTAATTCATATGAGCAACGGTGGTATGAAAACTGGGAACGTAACGGGTGGATTAATAGCGCGCGCAAGCCAGTAGCAAATAGAGATTTATGGGAGATATTAATCCCTTATTTTCGAGACACACATAATTTATTTATTAAAATTAAGGGGCATTCTGGGCATGAGGAAAATGAGTTAGTAGACAAGCTTGCTAAGCGCGGTGCGATGGAGGCTAAATGAGAATTATAAAACATGGAAGAATAGAAAGAGAGGAAATAACTAGAACTGTTACGTTTGAATGTATGAATTGCGGCTGTATTTTTGAAGAAGATACAACGGATTTAAGACCAAAATATGCTTATACTTGTCCATGTCCTGACTGCGGATATGAGGTTTGGAGCGATAAATATAGAGATATTAAATATATAAAATATTATAAGGTAGGTGATGTAGAATGAAGGTTTATGTCATTAATGGCCTTCCAAGAAGTGGAAAAACTACTTTCGAGAACTTTTGTTTTGCACTCAATCCTATCTATGTACGTATGTTTTCTTCTATTTAGCCTGTAAAGGAGATAGCATAGAAATGTGGATGGAACGGTGCAAAAGAACCTAAAGATAGAAAATTTTTAGCAGATTTAAAATAGTTACTTATAGAATATAATAATTTTCCTTTTAATGAAGTCGCGCATTATATAGAATTAGAAAAGCGATGGATGGATTAGCGAGATTATGACGGTGATAAATTAATTTTCTTTATAGATGTGCGCGAACCTTCTGAGATTTAGAAGTTAAGAGATAAGTATAACGCATAGGCTATTCTCATACAGCGCGCGCTCTCTACGCAATAGGATAATAGCGCCGACTGCGAAGAAAATTTTAATCCAGATTTATATGACATGGTAATTGCAAATAACGGAACGCTAGAACAACTCGAAGCTTAGGCGCGAGAATTTATGAAAGATAAAAGATATAAATAAAAATAAAAGACTACGTATAATACGTAGTCTTTTTTTATTTACTTTAATTTTTCAATATGACTTAACCAATCATTAATTGTTACTGCTTCCATATACATTCCTTCTTGTACGTTGCGCGTGCGCACCATATTAGAAATCTGCATTTTATCATTTGTGGCTAAATTATTCCATAAACTCTTATATTTTCGATAATAAGAAGAAAATCGTTTTTCTGTACTATCTCTATATTCTTTATTTTCTTGATTAATCCACTCTGGCTTATTCATCGTATAGTAAGAATCAAAAATCATAAAAACCGCATAAAACGCCGCTTTATCTTCTCTACCGCGCGAAAGAAATTGACCTATAAGCGCGTCATTACTATCTAACATATTTTTATATGTTTTTAGTATATATTTGGGGTCATGTCTACAAACACTCTCGTCTCTCCATTTCCAAAGGTAAAAAGGAGTCTGGCAATATTTAACATTCTCACTTAAATTTTGGCAAAGGATATTAAAATAACTATCTTCATGTATAGTAAGCTTCTCATTCCAACGAATTTTTTGTTTAATTAGATACTCTCGACGATGTATCTTCCCATGCACGAATGTACTGTCCATATCATGCGTTATATAGGCGGGTTTATTAGTGCGCGGGTCGCGCGTTTCTTCAATAAAAGCGGATACAACCGAATCAAAACCTACTTCCATCTCATTAAACATTATCCATAAACCGCAAGCATTATAGAACATATCGTCTGCATCGCAAAACATTACATAATCCGCGGTTGAATGGTCAAGGCAAGCATTACGTGTGCCAGATACGCCGCGATGCGGTTCAAGGTAATAATTTATTTTAAATGGATAGGAAGATAGAAAATCAGATGTAAGATGAGTGTTACTTCCATCATTACAAATAATTACACCAATATTATTAAAGTCTATATTTTGTTGGATAGCTATACTATCGAGAAGGGGTTTTATTATATCATTTGTTTCATTATATTGTGGAATTAGAATATCGAGTTTCATTATTTTTACTCCTTTTTACGCATAAATAGATAAATATTTTATATTAAATACCAACCATTCGAGCTGAATATTGAGACCAATATTGAGCGGTTTTATAGGAAGCTAAAAGAGAGGCGGGGACATAAATTGAACCAAAGTAACCTAAATAAGTAGAATGAGATAGCGTTGTATAGGCAAAAGTATAATTTGTAATAGATGGAATAGAACTGCCCATAAAATAAAAATTTGATAAATTTATACAATTACGGAATACATATTCATTTAAATATGCGCAATTTGGAAGACTAACTACTGTCAACGCGGAACAAGAATAAAAAGCATAAGCGCCAATAGAAGTACAATTTGGAAAACTTATATTAGATAAAGAATAACAACTTGAAAAAGCATAGGAGCCAATCGTAGTACAGCTTGGAAAATTAACTGTTATTAAGCTACGACAATACTAAAAAGCAAAATTACTAATTGTAGTGCAATTTGGAAAACTTATATTAGATAAAGAATAACAATTCTAAAAAGCATAAGAACCAATTGTAGTGCAATTTGGAAAATTAGCTGTTGTTAACGCAGAACAAGTATTAAAAGCATAGTAACCAATAGTAGTACATTCTGGAAAAGATATAGTAGATAAAGAATAACAATTCTAAAAAGCATAAGAACCAATTGTAATGCAATTTGGAAAATTAGCTGTTGTTAACGCAGAACAAGTATAAAAAGCATTATTTCCAATAGAAGTACATTCTGGAAAGGATATAGTAGTCAAATTAGAACATTGATAAAAAGTATAACTCCCAATAGTGGTGACAGAAGGGCAATAGATACTTGTTAATCCTCTATTCATATCAAAAGGTGAATTATCGTAAAATCTTGAGAGTATTGGAAAAGTTAAATTATACGAGGTAGTACCACCAGTGAAACCACCAGCATAATTCCAGGCAAAAGCATATTGCCCTACAAAACTAACATTACTAAAAATAAAATCACCAGATAAAGATTGCCCTGCAAACTAAAATGAATAGATACTACTTAAGCTATTACACCATTCACTAACACCCAACGCGGAGCTAGCTATAACGCTTCTGCAAGCTAAAGATTTATATATAGCCTAAAATCTAGGATTATCAGATAAATTTAAATTTATAGTATCAAATCCATTGCTAGTTACAGATATTTGATAATAACTTCCGTCGAGTAATACACCAGATTTTGTAATTACGTTAGCTGTACCAGGACGCATAAAAATTTTATACCCCTTTGCAACTGAAGACTAAAAACTAAGATTTACTTCACTAAAAGTCTAGGTAGAAGTCTCTATTCCTTCCCAAGAGAAAGACAATCTCGTGTCGAAATTATAGCTGTCCGGCGTAAAATCACTATCTATACTATAAATTTCCTATTCTCCCGTACTCCATTCAATTCTTAATTCGCCGGTACAGTGATAAGTTCTATTTAATTCTATTTTTATACCAATACCATTTTTGCCTAAATCTCCGTTCTGTATATTTGCAAACCTCGCATTATCTATAACTACTGAAGTTCCAGGATATGTTTCATCGGTCTAAAAAATAATTCCATTATTTATAACCGTATTCTATTTCGCTAAATAATCCTAATTTATTGTTATATCTTCTAAATTTCCCCCAGTCTATATATCCTAAATCGCACTTACATACCCGTCTGGAAAACTTAAACTACTACTAGTTCCCCCTTTCGCACGAATAGCATCTGCAACTGCAATTAAATCTGTATCTGTTGTTAAATAATTACTCATAATTAAAAACTCACCCCATTTGCGCTTGGTATTCCATTTACAGTAACTTTTGAAAGGCCGTCATAATCTGATGAAACAGCAAATGAAATATTCCCGCTAAATTGAATATTTCTGTCTCCCTGAGCATATGCAGTTGGCATAGTAAACTTCAATCCGGATGAAGTCCAAGTTAAATGGACACTTAAAGTATTTATGGACAATGGAATATCATCATTTCCGGCGACCCAGTCGTCGTCTATAGTATAATTGGTAATTGCTTGGCCGTTATGAGCCATATATTGACCACTACCAGTAACATGATATGTTTTTCCAGTTTCAATCGCGCTTAAATCCATCGGGAAAGAATAATAACCAGTAGTAGATGGATTATTATAAGTTGGAGTACCACTCTGCGAAAAATCACCGGTATTGGCAATAACTGTTGTGCTGTCAGCTGTAACTATCTATTGTTCAGTAGTAGGTGTAACAGTTTTCTCCTATAATTTTGGAGTAGGTTTAGTATATTCTACTACTATATCGCTCTCACAATACTTTCCGCTAGTGAGAAGTGTCCTAGTTCCACTCTCTTCCATAGATGTAATTTCAGAACCAGAATAAGATATAAAAACTCCTTCTGGCTAATTAGTCCAAGTCGCATTCGCTTTTAGCCAAGAAATAAGAGTAGAATTAGTTGCATCGGTACCGCCGGTAACAGTAATTGTTTTATATATTGGAAGAACCCAACCATTTTCATATACATATTTATTACTAGTTGTTGACGCAATACGATACCGCATTCTAGTCATCTACTACGACTAAGTGTAGTTGAGTAGTAACTAAGTAAAATCTTCATTATTAGACTAAAAATTTAAAGAATATGTAATACTATTTTCTTCGTAGTTTAAAACGTCATTAAAGGTCCAAGTAGTTCCCGTTAAATCTGTAAGCGCCATTTTAACTTACACCTCCATTATATGTGGGTAAGCTAGCTGCCGCCCACGCTCCATTTACTACCATTAAAACTTTATTATTATCACTAGATGTAATCGACGGAAGTGCGTCTACTGCACCCCATTCCACATCATAATTAGTTGAACTAGTTTTTTTAAGCACTTGACCTGCGGTCCCACCAGTAGGAATTGAATGAATATCAGATGTTAAAGCTATAGTTCCGGTTGCATCAGGCAATGTATAGGTTCTAGAAGCAGTTATACCATCAACTCGTAATGTTCCTCTATATGAATTAGCCGCCAAAGATAGTGAATCATATCTAAAAGAACCGTATTTTGTTCTACTAGAATCGTAAATGGATAAAGTTTGTGAGGAATCATTATACTATATTTTATTTGAAGTATACGCGATACTTGTAGACTACGTAGAACCCATCGTATTAGAAAAAAGCAGCCCTCTACCTGAGTTAATTCCACTTAAAGGAGTCTATGTAACTTTCGTATCTGTATTCGTCTCTGAATAAATATCATAATCTGTTCCATTTACATTTATTGTAGCAGATTTTGTCCCACTTGTCAAATTTTGGGTTATTGAAATAGTAGGAATATCTGTAGTTAAAGCTATAGTTCCAGTCGCGTTTGGTAATGTATAAGTTCTATTCGCAGTTACGTTAGCAGTTTTTAACAACCCAGAATATAAAGTAGTTGAATTTGCTAAAGCTATTGAATCAAACTTATAATAGCCCGATTTAGTTCCACTTGAATTGTAAAAATATAAAGTTGGTGAGGAATCATTATACTATATTTTATTTGAAGTATATACAGTATCTGTAGTCTGTGTAGAACCAGTTAAAGCAGAAAAAAGTAATCCCCTAGTTGAATCTGTTCCATTTAATGGAATCTATGTAGCTTTTGTGTCTGTATTCTTCTCTGAATAAATATCATAATCCGTTCCATCTATATTAATTGTAGCAGATTTTGTTCCACTTGTTAAACTTCGAGTTACTGTAACAAGTGACCCAGATGAAACTTCTACATATCCAGTACCGCTATACCTATAAGTCTTATCCGTACTTAAATCTACATAAATCTTACCAGCTTCACCTGTAATTTCCGTAGTATGCGCGGCTTCTTTCCAAAACTTTGAATTATAATAGTAACCTTCAATAATATCATCTACATAAGAAGGTAAATATGTACTATCTATCTTACTAGAAGCATTTAATGGCGCTACACCACTAGCCGCGCCAACCGCACTTGTTGCAACCGCGCCGACTTCACTGGCAGTATAAGTAGGTTTACTATCTGCTTTGGCCCAGCTTGGTACAGTAGGGTCTGTTTCTGTATAACCTGTAATATACCCCGCGTCATTTGTAAAGGCGCTAATATTTGTTGGTATTGTAGGAATATCTGTAGTTTCCGCGATAGATTTTATTGTTAAAACATTATCAGACATATAGGCTATATATAATTTGCCATATTGAAGATTTGTATAATGTACCGAAGTCTAATAGTTTAATAATCGATTAGTATTAATATCATAAAAATGAAAACTACCACTTCCAGGAATAGTAACAGTACTCCCACTCACGCCTCCCTGAAACATTAATAAAAATGAACTAGAATAATCAGATGAACCATAAGTACTAAAACTTACATTGCTTACAAAAATATTTCTATCCGAACTACTACAATCTATATATCCTATTCCAAAATTATTATGTGTTGTAATATCACTTATTTTAGTAGGAATTCCTGTTACGCTTAAAACCCCTGTACTACTATCTATGCTTAAATTAGTTCCAACCTTTATTCCACCAAGAGTAGAAGAAGAAGCGATAGGAAGTTCACTAGTCGGAATTTCATATGTATTACCTCCTATCTATAAATATCTCATTTCACCAATTAAAGCCATATCTCCTTACTCCTTTTTTCTATAATTTATTCTTGTATCAAATAGTTCACTCCAAGTAGAAGAATCCTATTCAACCCAAGAACCATTAATTTTTTTATAAACTTTTGAATATTGAGTCCAACTATTACTTTCTTTTATATAAATTCTTGACTAACTACCGCCAACTGTAACGACTAACGTATGCGCCGCAGTAATATTTGTTAACTTATATATATAATTTACAACAGTATTTCCATACTTATCTGTTCCACTTTCATACTCAAGTGACGAAGTCTTATCAACATTATTATCTTTTAATGTCACAGTAGCACTCGCGTCATTAGGTACTATTCTTAAAAGATATGAATCTCCCTCAAGTTTTACAACCTACCCATCAGGATATAATTTTGAACTATTCCCATTTGAAGTAATAAAATAATAATTAACATTACCAAAAATAAAAACTAAACTATGTTTCTAATTTATATTATTTAAAGTATAAGTATAATCCCCGCCCGCGCTTGTTGCTTCAATTGAAGTAACTTTCCACTAAAGCGAATCATTATTACTATTAGACGCATCATCTTTACCATATTTAATATCAATAAAATGCTCTCCTGCGGGAACTGAATAAGTTACAGTCTATGCGCTTGAACTATTATTACATTTAGCAATTTGATAATTATTTGTTGAATCTGATGGTGTTGAACCACCGCTTCCAGCAGTTAACCCATCTGTAGCAACCTCTGTATCTAATTTACCAAACATTCCATAATCATAGTCTTCTTCCGCATAGTTTATATACGTAATAGTTACAAGACAATCGCTTTCAAAATCTAAATTTAATCGCGCGACTGAAGCCGATTTATTAACTCCATTATTAGTAGATACATAATATCCTGTAGAACTATTTAAATTAAATCCATAAGATGCGCCACTTACTTGAGTAGTAATTGTATATGTATTTTCTGGCGTGCCGCCAACGAGTTGACTTGTAATATCAACTCCATTATCCAGTGCGAGCGTTAACTATGGGTCAGTAGGACTAATCGTAATTACTTGGTTCGTTCCTTGTTGTACTCGTGTTGTCCCATTTGCAGGAGAAGTCGTTGCATTAATAGAAGAAATTGTAATTGGATAATACGTATATTGCGGGTCTTCTTCAGGCGGTATAAACGCGCCGGCCTCATCAATTACAATTATATGGTCAGCACTTACATTAGTTAACGTATATGTATAATAATAGTCTCCTCCGGATGAAGGGATACTATAAGTAACTTCCCAAGTAATACCAACAACAAGGCCACCATAATAACCAATTGTAAAACCTACTCGCGCATCATCTCTAAGTTGGGCAACCGTCCAAGTACCTGGAGAAATTTCTTTAATCGTATTACTTGTTGAGGTGTACGATACTGTAGTTCCTTTAGCGGTTGTCCCATAGTAGGTATTGAGTTCTGCAACTTCACTTGAATTAGAAGTACTTTCTAAGTGGCCGCAAGCGCGCACGCTCATAGAATCAATAGTCGCATTTTCTGGTATATCATCAAAATTAAAATGATAATAAATTGTAGCTGTATTACCACTACTATTACAATAATCATTACCAGTCTAGCTTGACGGATTTTCTGCACTATAACCTATTGCAGACTAATAACGAGTACCGCTAACGTTACCGCTAGTTGTATACGAAGCAGGAGTCTAAGAAATTGTGCCTCCTGTAGGTACAGCATGTTGTTCCAACTAATTAGTAACATCGACATCATTATCAGTAACAGCTATATTATCTATTGCGTCTGTGTAAATAGTAACGGTTGCATCTTCACCTTCCATAACCTCTTGAGTGGAAGGCTCTACGGTTGTACCACTTACATTACTTGTCGCGCCAATTGTATAAGCTATTCCATTTACAGAATAATTTATAGTAAGAGTCGCGCCATAGAAATATAAATATGCCGCGCGAGTAGTTGACGATGTACCTCTTTTACCAGTTAAACGCACTTGTATATTGCTAATTTCCGCGCGAGTCCAGGAACCGGTATTACTTATGCTACGCGCGGTTGCTGAAGTAGAGTCCGCAGAAGTAGAAGAACCTTTTGCGGTAGAGCCGCTATATAACTAAATAGTAGAAGCAGTTAAATAATTGGTTGAACTAACCCTTGATTTAACTGAACAAGCAACCGAATCAATCGTGGCTTCTTCCGGAATTTCTGAAACATTAAAAGTATATGAAATATGTGATTCTGCCTAAGAACCCGTATGGCAAGTAATATACGCATAAGAAGTACTTGATGCGTCAGTGTACCCATTTGAAATTGGATAAGAACTACTTACACTTGAATAAGACGAATTTGAACTATCATAACCACTAGGATGAGTGGTTAAAGTATCAGATATATCTATAATTCTTGACAATTAAACCACCCCTTACTACTAAAGATATAAATCTCCGTCCTAGCCTAAAGAAGCAGTCGGCGCAGAACTACCAGTATAATAATTTTGTAAAACTACACTACCAGTTACACTTGCAACACAATCATCATCAGAACTATCTCCAACTTTAATAGTAACACCACTAACTATATTACTCGCACTTAAATTAGAAGTAGTTACTGCATTAATTGTCTAAGCTCCTGTTAAATAAGTACCACTAGATATAGATTGCGCGGTTGTGGATGGATGATAAGTAGTAGCTGCTTTTGTAGTAACAGATGCTGTTAAACTTACTGAGCTATTTCCTGCCGTACCAGAACTTATATAACCCGCACTTACAGTAGGAGTAACACTAATCGTTTTAGAAAGAGTTATTGTATTTGTTCCGGTGGAAACTGTAGCAGAACTTCCGCTTATGCTCGCCGGCGCGGTTGTGCTACCAGTTGAAACGTCTTTCGTAGTCTATGCTGTATAATATCCTGCTGGAATTGTAACAGTTTTTCCACTTGCAGTAGGAGTTGGATTAACTGCAACTGATGCCGTTAATGCTACTGTCGCGGTTGAAGAAGTCGCGCTAGATACATAGCCTGCACTCACAGTAGGAGTAGTAGAAATTCCAGTTTTTGTAAGAGTTATTGTATTAGTTCCAGTACTTATAGTCGCGCTACTTCCACTAAGACTTGAAGGTCCAGTAGCGCTACCATTCGCAACCGCACTTATCTTATAATATCCACCCGCAGAGTTGTAGCCCGGCGCAATATTAATATATTGGTCAGAGGTAGAACGACTTATCGTGGCTTTTGAAGTATACCCTGAAGTTGCGCTAGCTGCCGCAGAAGTAGGTAACGTCATTGAACTTACACTCTTAGTTGCCTATGAACTATAGTATCCCGCTGGAACTGTTACAGTCGCGCCAGATGCGCTTAAATCTGTAGAAGACCTCTAAGTAATTCCACTACCAATATAAGTAGAACTAATAGCTTCCACCGTTACACTTTCTAACCCAGTATATCCGCTATCATAAGTAACTACCTATTGAGATTCAGTAGGAGCTACACTTTTATCCTAATTATTAATCGTAGCGCCGCCACCTGAGACATTAACACTAACAGTTGAATACGCGGCCACATCAATATTAGTTCCATTAGCAGTAATAGATTTATTACCACTTGGAATTATATAACTAGCTGGTATCGCACCAACTTTAACTATACCAATCGTATATTTATTGGCCGCCACCGCAGTTTGCTCGCTTTTTGTTGGCGTAATTGTCGCCGCGGCCTACGTACTTAGTTGTAACGTTTCAGTTGTCGTGCCAGCGCTAACATATCCGGTAGTCTGCGCGTGAGAAGCAGTAACTATTCCTGTACTACTATTAATAGATAAAGTTGGTTTTGGATGTGTAGTGGCCGGCACAGTTACTGTACTAGTACCATCATAGTACCCAAGTGGAACGATTACATCGTTATCTAATATTTCAATATCATCATATACCCTACGAGGAATTCCACTTCCAATATAAGTAGAGCTAATAGCTCCTACTGTTACTATACCCAATCCAGTATATCCATTATCAAAAGTAATACTCTATTCAGTCTCATTGGGTGTTACTATTTTATTCTAATTATTAATAGTAGAACCAGTTGGAACATTAACTACAGCTGTTGCATACTATGTTACATCATAGGTATTATTACTTGTAATATTTAAAGTGCCGGTTGGAATAATTCCTCCGCCACCGCTAATCGTTAAAATGGCGGGTGCCATCTGAGAAGGTAAAAAAGTAGCCGAACTTAATCCAGTTTTTTCTCTAATGGCATCCGCAATATCTTCTAAATATTGTTCTGTAATTGCTACTTTTGCCATAATTAATACTCCGTACTGTCAGCGTCTCCTAAAGACCCAACAGTTAAAATAACAGTTTTTGTATTACTATTATAAGTAGAAGTTATACCAACATTTTCATCTTGAATGGTATAAATCGCCCCGCTAGGTAACGAAATTTTCGAAATAGTACCCGCAGGTGTATCATTAACTGGCATAATCTTCCCTCCTTTTTACTTCAGTTTATACGGCGCGAATCGCACAAAATTATGCAGCTCGCGCCGTATAAGTAAAATATCTAATTTATTAAGTTCCCTTAGTAACATTAACATCAGTAGTATCTTTAAGAACAGTAACACTATCCTTATTCTTCCACTATGTATTTGCACCAGAGGCCGTAGCTTTAATATTTGTTGTAGTGGGTGTAACCGTAATTGTTGGCTAAGTATTAGTAAATGTGGCTGAAGAACCAATTACATTTGCTGTATTTGGTGTACCTAATCCAGTAAGTACAGTAATCGTATCTCCAACTTCTACATCTGTAACTATATCCGCGCCAGAACCACTAGTAGTAACACTACCAGTCGCAACTGTTGTCGCACTAGCCGCCGCGGTAGGAATTGTAATACTACTAGGCGCGCCCGCAGAATAAGTAGTCTGCGTATCCATTGTAGCTGCGCCGATAGATAAAACTCCGTTACTTACACTCACTCCCTTCAACCAATCTGTATTAGTTGAACTAGAAGTGCCAGCTCCAGTCGCAGTAGTTTGCGAAGAACGAGTTTTAACTACATCTGGAGTTGTACTTCCACTTACTCCAGTAACTGTAGTAGTAGCTAGTTTTTTTGTAGTTGGTGTAACAGAACTAGCTGCGCTACCAGTTACCCCAGGATAAGAAGTAATAACTGTTTTCTAATCTTTGCTATTCCAAGCCGCGCCGCCACCAGTTGCATTTGCACTTGTAATACCAGTGGCAACACTTATAATACCAGTTCCCGCGGTCGCACCAGTAGAAAGTTCAACGGTGGGCTAAGTAATAGTAAAAGTTGCATCAGTACCAATTACTGTATCAGTCTACTTAGTAAGACTTACACCAGTTACTACATTTGTTAAATCTAGCTAAGTATCTCCAACTTTTTCCCAAGTTTTACTACCTTCAGCGCCAACCGGCACATATTCATCATATTTATCCAGCGCACCGCCTGCCTAAGTTGCAGACTTCACAAGATAAAACGCGCCAGCTTGCGCGCTGCTAGTACTTAATGTACCAGTATAATTAGTACCCTCATATGTAACAACTACTCCAGCAGGAATATTCGCAACTACTGGAGCGCTTGTTCCATCCCAGGCTATTACAAAAGATACACCACCTGCAATAGCCTAGCTTAAGGTATCTACAACGTCTCTAATTTCCCTATCTGCGATATAATAAGTATTACCAGAAGGCAAGGTTATTCTATCTATAACAGGTACATTTACATCGACATATGGCATATTTTTTATCTCCTTTAATTTCTATTAAAAATTAATGCTTCATTAACAACTTCGGAGTCGTCATTCACATTTAATTTATTATTCCAAAATAATTTTTCTGCTATAGTAACATGGATTTCAGGATTATTAATGTGATTTAAAATCTAATCCCTTAAATTGTCATTTACAAACGGCAAATCCTATACATACGCGCGCCCATCACCAATTTTTATTGCGGGCACAGCGATAACTTTTTCAACTCCATCTATTATTTTTTTAGTAGTCGCATAGTCATTATAAACTATAAGTTCACCTTCTAATGGAATAAAACCTCTTGCGCTATTCCAATTAGCAGTTGTATCTCGCTTAAGTTTAATTCTAGCCTCTTTAACTCCCATATAAACACCACCTTAATATATTGTAGTGGTACTTGTACCGCAATCTAATATTAAATTCTCAAATTCATCATCAACATATTCTTTTTTTGCATAATCTGTACCATCTAATAAATCTTCTACTTTTACAGTAGATAAAAGTTCTAACATTTGCTCACTAGTAATACCAAAATATTCTAGTTCCAACCAATGCCTAACTCCATCGCCTATTTTCAAACCATATACATCATATGCAAATCCAGGTTCTCCTAAAGCTAAAACTGGATTAACTTCATTCCATTCTGCTTCAGTAGCGCGGCGCAGTTTAAATACTGTCTTTAAGACTTTTTTCGTAACCATATACATCACCGCCATCAAAAATAATTATTAAATCTAAATCAATATCAGCCTCACTATTTATCGCATGAAAATCGCCCTTAAAATTTACTTCTTCACTACTAGATTTAAAACTAGTTTTGAAATAACTATCTATAGTTTTCATTCTGCTTTTCATTAAATCTCACCATCCAGTAAAACATCACCGAGCCTATCTTTCATTACATCGCTTGCTAAACACTGTCCATTTGTTAATTTAACTCGAATCTAAACTAAAATAAGAGAATCGCGCTATCTATCAAGCCAGCTATATTTTTCAAAAGACAAAGTATCTTCTTGCGAAAGCTATAAAGTGATTGTTTCTTCATCGGGCTAAAAAGTTACATCTGATAATTCTTTAGTAAAACAAACTTTTCCTTTCTAAAAATAAGTAATTTTTAAAACGCTTACTTCATTTTGGTCAAAAGGAAAATAAAATATATGTTTCGGAGTTGTGCCTCTGTAAGTCATATTCTTTACTCCTTATATCTTCTTAAATAATCTAATACTCACCATCATACACTGGTGGTATTATATCTTTTGGAATAGTAATAATTCCTTTAAGTATTTCATCATCCGCGGATAATTTTCCAATTAAACTCTCAACCGCAGATAACTTTCCAATTAATTTTTCCATCTTATTCTACCTCTGGAGTTATTATAAAGTCAGCATTATTTATAAATGTATCTACTTCATTGTTTGCAAAAGTAATCTATAAATCATATTTATAATTTCCAAAAGGTAGATTTTTAGTATCTTCGGGGTCTAACTTTAACTACATACTATTATAAGGAATATCTTTTATTATTAACGGCTCTTTATCAACAAATTGCGTTTTATTCACATTCATTTTTGCACTTTTTAATGCAAATCTTATTTTATCCGCAGCTACTGGAATATACGGATTTTTATCTTTAGTAGTTAATGTTATTAAAACTTTTAAAGTGTCCCCTCTGGTTAAAGAAATTGTAGTACCATTTATTTTATACATTCACTACACCTCCAAAGGACTTAATAATACTCTATAAATTAAGTAAGTTATATCCGCGTAAGCTCTATTTTTCTCAGACCATTTTAAAATTTGAAAAAGCTCGGAAATTATGATATAATAAAAGAGTAGTAAGTAAGATAAATAATAAAATAAAATAGGAATAATATATAAATATAATATATATATTAAAGGAGATATATAAAAAAATATGAAAGGTTATGTTGATGGTTTTGACTGGTATAACGCAGAAGCCATGAAATACTGGAGTATCCCTTCGTCTTATAGCGCAGAAAAAGGAAAAACTGAAATTAAAAATGCTATCTTTAGCGGACGTTATTATGGGGCACTTAAAGTAGACGGATATTATCAACGTCTTATTAAGGATGAAGACGGTAACTGTTTTATGGTTGCGCGCTCAAAAAATGTAAAAGGTGAACCAACTGATAAATACGACTGGGTTCCGCAGCTTCATAAATTTATGGATAGTTTACCTAATGGAACCGTTTTACTTAGTGAATGTTATTTACGTGATAATGAAGGTTCACAAAAAATAACTAGTCTACTGGGATGTCTTAAAGATAAATGTATAGAGCGGCAAAAGAAAGACCAGTGGCTTAGCTTTTATATTTTTGATATTTGTGCTTATAACGGTAAAAATTTAATTAATACTCCTTTTAAAGAAAGAATAGATATTTTAATAGACCTCTCATTTAAATATAAAACCGCGCCACTTAATAGTGTATGTTCTTGTATTACTTGGGCTGAATATTTTTATGGAGAATCTTTATGGAACGAATTACAGAATTACCTAGCTAGCGGGCGAGAAGGTGTAGTAATTACACGAGAAGATTGTCCTATTTATTTTAAGCGCACCCCAGCGCACATAACAATTAAAGTCAAAAAAGAATTACGAGAAAGCCTAGACTGCTTCTTTACAGGGCGCGCGACGCCTCCGACCAGAATATACAGTGGTATTAGCCTGCCCAGTTGGGAATATTGGGAAGACCCGATTACAAAAGAAAAACTTAAGGGTAATTATTATAGAGAATATATGAACGGCGCGCCGATTGAGCCAGTTACTAAGTCTTATTTTAATGGAATGGCCGGCAGCCTAGAAATAGGAGTTCTTCGAGATGGAAAAGTATATCCTATTGGTTATCTTAGCGGTCTTAGTGACGAAATTAAAAGTAACTATAAAGAATATACTGGAAAGTGTTTAGAAGTTGGGGCAATGCAATTTACAGAAGGGAATAATGCATTAAGACACGCGAAAATGATTAGACTTCGTCCTGATCTTAATGTAGAAGATTGTACTTGGGAGAAACTTGGATTGTGAGTAGTTACGAAGAACAAGTGGCGCTTATATTAAAAAAAGAACGTATAAAATTTCAAAGAGAAAAAACCTATTCAGATTTAAAACACGGTAGGTTTAGATATGATTTTTATTTACCTACTTTAAATTTTTTAATAGAATTAGATGGGTAGTTTCATTGGAATCCCATACGTGGAGAATAGGAGTTAAAAAAATAGCGCGAGCATGATAGATAGAAAAATTCCTATGCACTTGCGCATAATATACCTTTATTTAGAATCCCGTATTGGGATTTAGATAGCGGCGTTATAAAAACTTTTAATGACCTTATTCAAAAAAAATATCATGTAGTTAATAAATGGCATAATGATAGAATAAAAGTCCCAAAAAAATAAAGTAATATCAAACTAAACTCTACTTTATGTAGAGGTGATGGTATGAATATTTTTAAAGATATAGTCGATTGGTCGCTCTCAGATTTTGCAAGTTTTTTCGGCGGCTTAATTATATTAATTTATATTTTTTCTGAGGTCTTTAAAAAAGTCACAGAATAGACTAAATGGGCTTAGGAAAGAAAAAAAGAAAGAGAAAAAGTAAAACGAGAAGCTGCACATGATTAGTATAAAGAATTTACAGACGAATTTGTAAAAGAATTTGTGCCTCCACTTGTAGCTCATTTTGAACAATCTGATAAAGAAATAATTAAAAAATTAGATCAACTAAATAATTCCTCAAATGATATGTTAAGAAAATAGATGACTGATATTTATTATAAGTATCTACCTTATAAAAAAATATTATAGTATGATAAAAAATGTTTTATTAAATTATATCATGACTACGGCGCGCAAGGTGGTAATTCATATGTAGATGAATTAAAAAAAGAAATAGATACTTGGGAAGTAGTTTTAACTGAGGAAGATTTACATTGGTAAATTTTAGAAGAGAAAAGTTATAATTTGACTTTTCTCTTTTTTTATGTTATAATATAATTAGAAAAAAATAGGAGTAGTAGAATTTATGGAATATATTATTTATTGTATTCTTGGAGTTTTACTATTATTTTTTATTGTTCTCTTTTTTAGACAGCAAAAATAGAATAAATATTTATTAGAAGAAAATAAAAAAATAGAAGAAAATAAATTAGAAGAATTAAATTAGAAATATAATAAAAGAAAGGAGTTCCTCGAAGAAGATTATAATAAAAAATAGGAGTATCTTCAAGATTAGTATAAAAAAAGAGAAAATCAATTATATCAAGATTTCTATCAAGCGCAATAGAATTATAATGAAATAACTGAAAATTTAAATTAGAATTTTAAAAGATATAAAGAGTCCTAGTATAAATTAATACAAGAAGATTTAGAAGAATATAGTAAAAATGAAAAATTTAAAAAATAGATTGAAATAGAAAAAAATACTTAGGAACTTTATGAACAATATATAAAAAAACAAAAGCTACTTGAAGAAGAATTTCAATCTAAAAAAGCAGAAATAGAATTTGAAATAAAAGAAACTTATGATGATGCCGCAGAAGCTGCGTTAGAATACTGCGATATACTTGAAACTTTAGATGATTTTCGCAGACGGCGCGAGGTCGTAAATTCATAGGTATTGCGTGAAAAACAAATACAAGAAGAAAAAGATTTTTATCGTATTTGTCTTAGTTAGAATGATATAGAAGACCTATAGATTATAAAAGATATAGAACATAAATTTAATAATAAAGAAGTTCTTCATAAAGCGGCTTTTGACTGTTATGTACGACGGCCGCTATCTGAGATGGAAAAACGAGTCTTAGGTAATAAAAAACCAAGTGGAATTTATATTATAACCTATATTCCTACTGGAGAAATATATATAGGTCGTTCAACTGATATAGCAAATCGTTGGACAGAGCATGTAAAAAGTGCGTTTAATCTTGGTACTATCGCGCATAGCTCTCTCCATACAAAGATGGAAGAAAAAGGAATTTGGAATTTTACTTTTTAGATTTTAGAAGAAGTTTCAAAAGAAAAATTAAATGAAAGAGAGAAATATTGGATTAATTTATATGGCGCGACAACGCTAATGAATTAGAAATAGGGTGGATAAATGAATTTAAGTAAAAAATAGAAAGAAATAGTTGAATCACCATATCCAAAAATAGTTGTTAATGCTGCAGCAGCTAGCGGAAAAACAGCTCTTATAGTAGAGCGAGTTAAATTTATGCTCTCACGCGGTTATATGCCAGAACGTATAGTTGTTATTACTTTTACTACAGCCGCGGCAGATGAGATGAGAAAGAGAATTGGTTATGTTGATGGCTTATTTATTGGAACTATTCATGCTTATGCACTTTATCTTTTAAGTGTATATGGTTTAAATGAAAAGGCATTATAGTATATAAATGAAGAAAAATTTGATAGTCTTTTTGCTATGGTAAAAAGACATAGAAAATGCATTAAACAAGTAGATTATCTTATGGTAGATGAAGCTCAAGACTGTTCAGAGAATGAATGGGAATTTTTTGCGTTAATAGACCCTGCTGGGTTTTTCTATTGCGGTGACACAAAACAATGCATTTATGAATGGCGAGATGCAAGACCAGCTGATTTTTTAGAAATAGCGTCTTATGAAGAAGTACATACATATTCTCTTGATGAAAATTATCGGAATGGATACTCCATTCTTAACTTTGCAAAAGATATTATAACTCGTACTAAATCTCATATGTATGATGACTCAATACCAATGCGTCATACCTCTGGAAAGGTCTAGTGGGTTGAATTTAACTTAGGTAATATAGCTAAATTAATTAAAAATAGTAAGGAACCTTATGGTAGCTGGTTCGTACTAGCGCGCACCAATGATTAGATAGAAAGTATATAGTATATCCTAGATTCATATGGAGTCCCAAATATTACCTTTAAACGTGGCGGGAAAAGCTTTGATGAATTAGACGCACTCACTAAAGAAGATAAAGTAAAAGTCTTAACTATTCACACAGCGAAGGGACTTGAAGCGGATAATGTGGTCGTTATTGGGGCTAGACTATGGGGTGATGAGGAAATAAGACTAGCTTACGTAGCGGCAACTCGTGCGAGAGAAAATTTATATTGGGTATATAACAAAAAGAAAAAAGCTAATATAGAAAGTTGGGAATAAAATAAATGGAAAAGATTAAATTAAGAAAAGAGATAAAATTTCCTGGAATTCCAATACATATAGAAGAAAATTATATTAAAAACGAAATAATTATTACTCATGCATATCGTTTTGATGATGATTCTGGAACCCGAATCATGCTTAGAGGTGTATTACGCGCGGAAGATGGAGATGAAATTCCATATATTCAACCATATGAACTTAAGAATACAGGTGAAACTAATGTTTAAAGTTAAATATAAATATACTGGTGATATTTATACTGTTCTAGATGTTAAATATGATGAATATTATTAGATTACTCGTTTTCTTATGTGGGTTGATGATGAATGGAAATGGGTAAGAGCTGATAATTTTGTACCGCCAAACTATGAAGGAAGTCAATAAATTTGACTTCTTTTTTAATTTATGGTATAATATTTATAGAAAATGAAAATAGAAAATTTTACCTATTAAAAATATTATAACTGGACTAAAATTATATACCTCATTTAATCCAGTTTCACTTATATATGAGGTGATAATATGAGTAAATTAAAAAATGAAATTGGAAATACATATGGGTATTTAACAGTTATAGGGCGCGCGCCGAATAATAAAGATGGTCGCGCAATGTGGAAATGTAGATGTAAATGTGGGAATGAAATTATAGTTTCTGGGAAACATTTACGTTCTGGTAATACTAAATCTTGCGGCTGTTATTAGAAAGAACGTGCGATTGAATCAAATCTTATTAGGGGCGGAGATTTAACTGGAAAAAGATTTGGTAAATTAGTAGTTTTATGTGAAGATGGTTTTATAACTGGTTCAAATGGAAAAAGACGTAGATTATGGAAATGTCAATGTGATTGTGGGAATATTTGTTCTATTCAACACCAATATTTAAATTATGGCGATACTACTTCTTGTGGTTGTATTAATTCAGTAGGAAATATGACAATTACAAGATTATTAAATAAATCTAATCATAAATATAAAGCAGAATATTCTTTTAAAGATTTTATTTGTAATACCAAACCATATCAATTCGATTTTGCTCTTTTAGATAATGACGATAATTTGTTAGGACTAATAGAGTATCAAGGAGATATTCATTTTGTATATAAAGATATTGGTTGGAATACTAAAGAATCTTTTGAAGAAAGAGTAAAACGAGATAAAGAAAAATTTAATTATTGTAAAGAACATAATATAAAATTATTTTATATTACATATAAAGATGATATAGAAGAAAAATTATAGGAGATATTAAATGAGTTATACAGCAGATGATATAAAATCATTATCTTTTAGAGAAGGTGTAAGAACTCGTATTCAAATGTATCTTGGTAGCGCTGATAATGAAGGTGCCTATCAAGCTTTTAAAGAAATTATAAATAATAGTACTGACGAAGCGCTTTGCGGTTATGGTAATCAAATTGATATTTCAGTAGATGAAGAAAACAATACTATTGAAGTTCAAGACTACGGGCGTGGTGTTCCTTTTTTAGTAAAAGAAGATGGTACTAATGTTCTAGTAGATGTATACACAAAAGCCCACACCGGCGGTAAATTTGATGACCACGCATATAAAAATGTTGGAGGTCTTAATGGTGTTGGTGGAAGTTGCGTATGTTTAAGTTCTCTTGACTTTATGGTAGAGAGCTGTCGTGATGGTAAGATGGCGCGCGCTATGTTCTTTAAAGGAGAGCTAGTTAGTTATAATGAGTTTGATACTAAACATGCTAATGGTACTCTTGTTAAATTTACACCAGACCCCGAAGTTTTTAAAGATGAAAAGATTCAATATGATTATGAGAGAATTTGTAATGATATAAAGAATATTTGTTATCTTTATAGCGGAATTACATTTAATGTATATAATCTTAAAACAGGCAAGAAAAATACATATTCCGCGCGCAATGGTATTAAAGACTTTATCAAAGATAATTTGAGTACACCGCTTCATAAAACAATTCAATATGCTACTGCCACTGATGGTGAAGATAAAATTGAAATTGCTTTTCAATGGGGTGCAAAGCGCGAGACTTCTTATGTATTTGTTAACGGCTTGCTATGTCCTGAAGGAGGCAGTCCCATAACGGGAGCAAAAACAGCTATTACGCGTACATTCAACTCCCTATCAAAACAAGACTTTGATGGTGATGCAATTCGTGGAAATTTATTCTATGTAATTAATTGTTCTGTTGCACATCCGTCTTTTGCAAATCAAACAAAATCAAAAATCAATAATGCTAATCTGCGTACACTTGCTTCTAATGCTTTTAGCGATGCGCTGAAGTCAATGAAGATTAAACTTCCACAAGAGTTTGATACAATCGTAGAATTATTGAAAAAAATTGCAAAGGCAGAAGCTGCCGCAGAGAAGGCGCGCCAGCAAGTTCTTAATGCTTCAAAAGAAATTGAAAAGAATCAAAAGAAAAAAGTTTTTGCTTCTGATAAATTGAAAGATGCGGAGTTTCTTGGGCAGAACTCGACCCTTCTTATTGTTGAAGGTAATAGTGCTATGGGTGGTATGGCTCAGGCGCGTGATTACAAGAAGTATGGTATCCTGGCAATTAGGGGTAAGATTATTAATTGCTTGTCAAATCCCGAAGAAAAGATTTTTGAGAACGAAGAAATTAAACTTCTTTTGAGTGCGATGAATATCGTGCCGGGGAAATATAATAGTTCAAAACTTCGTTACGGCCGCCTTGCAATCTGTACCGATGCAGATAGCGATGGATACCATATTGGACTTTTAATTATGGCTGCACTTACCTATCTTGCGCCGCAGTTTATTAAAGAAGGACGCTTGTGCTGGTTGCGCTCACCACTTTATATTGTCAATAATGGTAAGCAAGAAAGCTACTATTTCGATGATACAGAATTTAATGCTGTGCGCGGCAAGATTAAAGGTGAAGTAACGCGCGCAAAAGGTCTTGGTGAATTGCCGGCTGAAACCGCGCGAGCATCTATGTTTACTGAACAGTATCAACGTATGGAAGCTATGGAATATAGTGATGAAGCGTTAGGTTTATTGTATGATTTAATGGGCGAAGACGTAAAACTAAGAAAAGAATTTATTTTTAATAATATTGATTTTTCGGAGATAACGGAGTAATATGGAATATCCTAAATGTGGTTCATATAATGATTATAATAGAATAAGCTGTAAAAAATGTGGGTATAAAAGAGAAAAGATAGTAAAACTTAATAAAGGAGATATTTTTATAATAGATGTCCATACTTTTTTAAGAGAAGAAATGTATAAAAATCCTATATTTAAAGTTTTAACAAGAGAAGAAATAATAAAAGAAAATATGTATATTCCTAATGAATATGGCTGGTTAGTAATAAAAATGGAGTAAAATTATGTTTAAAGAAGATTATGAAGATTATAATATCCATGATATTGAAATGGAGATAGCTCGTGAACCTCTTAAAATAATAGAACCATCATATGAATATTTATTAGGTTTTTATGATGGTATTTTTTGTGAGCAAGGCCAATTTGAACTAAGTTATGATTATTTAAAAGGATTTTATGAAGGCGTGAAAGTGAGGAAAAGTAATAGATGAATGAAGATATAGTTTATTTTTCTTTTAATAATTGGTTTAGCGGTAGAGATTATCCTATTGGAGATAAATACGAAGAATTAATAAATTCTCATAAATTTAGTAACGAAAATTGGGTTAAAGAAAATAAACTTGTTGTAGTAACTGGCAATATTGATATGTCTGTTAATTGGTGTATTGCTGCACCAAGGAAATGGGTAGAAGAAAATTTGCCAGAACTTTTAACTAATAAGGAATATAATTATGATATTATTACTTATTATAAAGGTAAGGAAACAGTAACCACATATACCAAAAAATATAGTGATTTTGTATACCCTGGAACTCCTTGGGAATGTAAATATGGTATGCCTTTTAAAGAATATGATGAAGAAGCAGCAGGTGTGTATTATATAGAAGAGGACGAGTGGGAATGGAATGATGATGAAGAGGACGAAGAAGAATGGAATGATGATGAAGAGGACGAAGAAGAATGATTAAATATATCTGTGATAAATGTGGTAAAGAAATAGATAAATTTTTATTAAGAGATTGTATGATTATGTCAGTTACTGGACGTTATGCAAGATATGATAAAAGTGAAATCATATTATGCGAAAATTGTAAGGAAAATTTCAATAATTGGATAGGTGATACAGATGAGTGAATTAAAACCAGTAATTGAACAATCTTTCGCGCAATATGCTGGCATGGTAATTCAATCCCGTGCGCTTGTTGACGCGCGCGATGGGCTCAAACCTTCTGCACGCCAAATCTTCTATTCAATGCTCCTTCATAAACTCACTCATAATAATCCCTATAAGAAAACTGCTAATGCTGTTGGTATGGCCATGGCAGATTTCTATATTCATGGCGATTCGAGCTGTGAAGGAATTATTATGCGCGCCGGTCAGAACTTTGCTATGCGTTATCCGCTCGTAGATGTAAAAGGTAACTCTGGCTCTCTTATTGAAAGTGGTAACTGGGCCGCTATGCGTTATACGGAGAGCCGTTTGTCTGCGCTTTCTAATATTCTCTTTACAGATATTGATAAAGATACCGTAACGGAATGGCGCGACAGCTACGATAATACAAAACAATACCCAGCGGTTCTTCCGTCAAAAGGTTTTTATAATCTTTGTAATGGTACAAGTGGTATCGCAGTAGGTCTTGCAAGTTCTATTCCGCAGTTTAATTTAAAGGAACTTAATAATGCGCTTATTAATCTTATTCAAAATCCAGATTGTGATTTTGATGATATTTACTGCGCGCCTGACTTTGCTACTGGCGCGGTTCTACTTAATGCAGATGAAGTAAAAGAGAGTTTACGTGCTGGTAACGGGCCGGCTTGTAAATTGAGAAGTGTTGTTGAATTTGATACGGCTGAAAGATGTTTTGTAGTAAAAGAAATTCCTTATTCTGTTTATACAAATACTATTTGTAAACAGCTTGAAGAACTCATAGAATCAGAAGAGAACCCTGGAATTGAACGTTTTAATGACTTAACTGGCGCGACGCCTTTGATTAAGATTTACCTTGCAAAAAAAGCAAATCCAGATAAGGTATTAAAGTATTTGTATAAAAATACTTCACTCCAGTATTACTATGGCATTAATCTTACTATGCTTGATGGTGGTAAATATCCTAAAGTATTTACATGGCGCGAAGCTCTTCAAGCGCATATTGACCACGAAAAAGTTGTATATCGTCGTGGCTTTGAACATGATTTGAATAAGATGAAGTTTCGTGTTCATATTATTGAAGGGCTCTTGATTTGTATCGCGCGCATTGAAAAGGTCATTCAGACAATTAAATCTTCGAGTTCTACCGCAGAAGCAAGCGCGCGCCTTCAAAAAGAATATCTTCTTGATGCCGACCAAGCAAAGGCAGTCCTAGACTTAAAACTTAGCCGATTAGCGCACCTTGAAGTAACTAAGCTGAACGGCGAAAAAAATGACCTACTCGAAAAAATTGGTGCAATCGAACAAATTTTAAATGATGAAATCCTATTTAATAATGAGCTTATTAAGGGTTGGAAGGAAGTTGCCGCAAAATATGGCGACGCGCGCCGTACACACATATTAAATATCTCGAAAGAAGATGAAGAGGAACCGACTGAGGTTCGTAATCTAATTCTTAACTTTACAAATAAGGGCGGAATTTATGTAACTGAAAGCTCTTCTCTCTATACACAGCGTCGAGGCGGAGTTGGAAGTAAGTTTAAAATGGAGAAAGGAGAATATATTGTTGGTACTGAAACCGGTGATAATACCGATATAGTTCTATTATTCTCCGATAAAGGAAATTTCTTCCAAATTAAAATGAGTGAATTTCCAGTAAATGAAAAAACTTACATAACTCAATTTATTACTATGACGGCGACAGAATCTATTTGTAACGCCGCAGTTTATGCGAAGAATGAAAATAAGAATATTTATTTTATTACAAAGAATGGTTTACTTAAAAAATCTCTCTTATCTGAATACTACCTTAAACGTGGTAATAGCGCCCGCGCCATAAATCTTGACAGTGATGATGAAATAGTAAGTGTATTCTTTGGAAATGATAACCTTGATTGTGGTATTCTTAGTAGCGATGGAAACTTTATCATGTTTAAAACTGATGATGTAAAGCCTATTGGTCGTATAGCACGCGGTGTAAAAGCTATTAAACTTAATGACGGAGCTTTCGTACAAGATGCTCGAATGATACCAAAGGATACTAAAACTATTATCTCTGTAACAAAGAAAGGTCTAACGAAACAAACAAATATAGATGAATTTTCTTATACAAATAAAAATACAAAAGGTTCTAAAATCCAAGGTTTAACAACAGATGATATGGTAGTTTCTTTTGATGCACTTAGCGCGGAGACTGAAATTATTGTTACATCTACTACATCACAGATACGAGTCGCAGCGGCGGAAATCCCAATGCTTTCTCGTTCAGCGCAAGGAGTTCATGTAATAAAACTTAAACCGTTGGAACAAGTAATTCAGATAGAAAAAATTTAATGTATAATAATTAAAATTTGAATTTTTATAAAAATTCTGATATAATATATATAGAAAGTTGAGAGAGGAAATCTCAATTTGATAGAAAAATAAAAATATAAGGAGAAAAAAAGTTATGAAGTTGACAGAAAAGCAGGCAATGGTATTCAATTATGTTAAGGAGAACGGTGGTCGTGTTGCGATGGAGGAGCTTTGTGCTGCTCTGGGTAGTGATGCTAAGCACTTGAATCCCGTTGTTACTGGTCTCGGTGTTAAGGGCGAGCGCGCTAAGGGTCTGTTGGATTATGAGAAGATTCCTGTGGAAGGTTCTGATAAGCCGGCAAAGTACGTGTTCCTGACCGAAGCTGGTAAGACTTTCGTTCCTAGTGATGACGAAGAGTAAGTAATTAATTCCATAGATATATAATATGGAATAGGAGCTAATCCTATTCTATATTCATATATAAGGACCAGTAGAATAAAAATAAAATAAGATAAAAAATGGAGAGAATTAAATGAGACAAGCAGAAAATAATGTACATATTGAAGGTATTTTATCGCAGATTGAATTGGAGAATGGTTCTTATATAAAAGACGGCAGAACTATTGAAACAGTTCGTGGCCGTATTTATGTTCGAGTTGATCAGACTATTAATGGTAAGCCCGTAACTAGTGAGATTCCTATTGAGCTGTTTTCACCTAAGCTTACAAAAGGCGGTTCACCTAATCCTTCTTATGAATCTATTATGAAGATTAAGAATGATATGAAATCTATCGCTTCCGCTGGTAGTATCGATGGCGCGGATTGTGTAAGAATTAATGGGGCACGTATTCAGATGAATGAATATTTCGACCAAGCACAGCGGTTCGTTTCATTCCCTCGTATCTCTGCGTCTTTTGTTAGTAAAATCGGTAAAGAAGCTATGGAGCCAAAGGCTACTTTTAATGTAGAAATGGTAATTGGCAGCCAGGGTTATGTTGAAAATGCGGAAGGCGAACAGGTAGTAGATGCAGACGGTAATCCTCAGTATGAGATTATTGGCCTTGTTCCTATGTATGGGGATAAGATTGATAAAATTCGTTTTGTTTGCGCTAATGAAAACGTAATTAATTCTGTTAAGGATTATTGGGAAGATGGCGCGACTGTGAAAGCTAGTGGTCGTCTTAACTTTACTTCTATTACTGAAACAGTTACTACTGAACAGGGATTTGGAGAAAATATTGAATCTCATAGAACAAAGAGCATTAGAGACATTGTTATTACTGGTGGTCTTCCTACTCCTCTTGAAGGAGAAATGGCTTATACGGCAGGAGAAATTCAAAATGCACTGGCCGAGCGTCAGGCTCGTCTTGAACAATTAAAAGCTAAAAGCGCGACTGCTACTCCGAAGACTCGTCCAGCTCCAGCACCTATTAGCGGTGGAAGAAAGGCACTTGATCTCGGATTTTAAGAGGTAATGCAGTATGGCCATTGATATTTTAAATATTGAGCCAACTGTAATTAGTAGAGATTTAAAAGGGAAGTATGTGTTACTTTATGGTAAGCCAAAGAGTGGGAAGACTACAGCTGCCTGCTCTTTCCCTAATTCTCTTTTAATTGCTTTTGAGAAAGGCTATAATGCCATTGGTGGTATTAGGGCGGCAGATGTAACCCGTTGGAGTGATTTTAAGACAATTTTGCGCCAGCTTGAAAAACCCGAAGCGCGCCAAATGTATGAAACTATTATTATTGATACTATCTCTATTGCTTGGGATTATTGTGAATAGTTTATTTGCGCGCAAAATGGCGTATAGAAAATTGCTGATATCGCCTGGGGTGGCGGATATAGCGCTTGTAAGAAAGAGTTTGAATCTAGTTTGCGTAAGATTACATTACTAGGTTATGGACTTGTTCTGATTTGCCATAGTGGTTCACGCATTGAGAAAACTGCGGAAGGTAATGAGATGGAGATTATATTCCCCGATATGCCAAAGCGCGCGGCCGAAATTTGTAATGGTCTTGTTGACGTTATTGGTTATATTGGCGGAGAGTATAATACTGAAGGGGATTTTGAGAGGTATTTATATACTAGAGAAACCCCTAGTCTATTCGCCGGCAGTCGATTTAAATATCTCGCGCCAAAGATTAAGTTTGGATATACCGAGTTAGTTAATGCTATTGCAGATGCTATTGAAATGGCAGAAAAGATTGACGGTGTAAAAGTAGTAGATAAAGCAGAAGTTAAAGTCGAAGAGAAACTTGATTTTACAACAGTAAGAGCTGAAGCCGCAGATTTGTGGGCGAAATTAGTAGAACAAAATGAGGAAAATGCTAATATTATCTTAAAGAAAATTGAGATAATTATGGGTCATAAGATGAGACTTTCAGAATTTACAGAAGATTAGGTAGATCTGTTGAACCTTGCCGTGAACGAAATGCGAGATATGCTTTAAAATTTAATATAAATATAGTATAGAGCAGGCTAGAAATGGTCTGCTCTATTAAATTTGACTTTTTTTTAATTCTATGGTATAATATATATAGGAAGAGAATAGGAGAAAAATTATGCCAATTTGTAGAGTCTGTAAGCAAGAAATAGATAAAGAATTAGATGATTGGGTAATGCCGTCGCGCAATTGGTATTATCATAAAATATGTTATGAAAATTTTAAAAAAGAAAAAGAAGTTAAATCTGATGAAGATTATATTGATTTAATATTTGATTACATCGCGCGCGACCTAAAAGTTTCTTATGATTACCATAAAATAAAAGCATAGATAAAAAATTTTGTAAAAAATGGAATGACGTGTAAAGGAATATTGTTTACTTTAAAATATTATTATGATAAGTACAGTAAAGAAAATTGGGATAAAGGATATGGCGGAATTGGTATAGTACCATATTTTTATAAAGAAGCAACAGAATACTGGACAAATATCGAGCTTAGAAAACGCGGTAGTTGTGAACTTATAGTACAACAAATTAAAAGTTTAAAAGAAATAGAAGAAAAAGAAATTAAATATAATCCTATTCAAAAGAAAAAGAAAAAAGAAGAAATAGATTTTTCTGAAATATTAAAGGAGGACGAACTTGATAGTTGATAAAAACTGTATCCAACAAGTGTTGGGTGGAATAATTAAAAAACCAAGTATTTTAGTCGAAACAGAAAAATATAGCTTATCAATTCAAGATTTTAGTTCTACTTTTGAAAAAGTCATCTTTCAAGCAATTAAAGGATTATACGAGAACGGCGCGAAATCAATAAATATAATAGATATAGAAAATGCTCTTGACAATAACGCCGGTGCGAAAAAAATATATGAAACTAATAATGGAATTGAATATCTTCAGGATATAGATAGCTTTGTAGATATAGATAACTTTGATTATTATTATAATAAATTAAAAAAGATTAATTTACTTCGAGATTTTCAAAGGCAAGGAATTAATATTTCTCAATTCTATATTGAAGATTTAACAAATGAAAAAGCGTATGAAGTAAATAGTAAATTTGAAAGTTTATCTATTCAAGATATCATAGATGGTATTAAAAAGAAAATACTGGGTCTTGAAAATAGTTATATTAAAAATGATGTAACAGAAACAAGGAATGTTTTTGAAGGACTAGAAGATTTACTTAGTAATATAAAAGAAGGTAACTCTGGTATTGGTATGCCGCTACAAGGCGCGATATATAATACGGTTGTAAGCGGCGCACGTCGTGGCGCGCTGTATATTCGAAGCGGCGGAAGTGGTGTATCTAAAACTCGACAGGCAGTAGGTGATGCATGTTATCTTGCTTTTCCATTTAGATATAACTTTACAGAATGTGAGTGGGAACAAGCAGGTAATAGTGAGAAAGTATTATTTATTGCAACTGAGCAAGATTTTAGTGAAATTCAGAAAATGATTTTAGCCTATGTTAGTGGAATTAATGAAGATAGATTTAAATATGGAAATTTTACAACCTTAGAAAAGCAAGTAATAGAAAAAGCAGTAACAATCATTGAGAAATATAAAGATAATTTTCATATTGTACGAATGCCGAATCCAACGATTGGACTAGTTAAAAATATTATAAGAGAAAATTGTTTAATTTATGATATTGGATATGTATTTTATGATTATATTTTTATTGGTCCTTCATTACTTGGAGAATTTAAAGGTTTTAATTTAAGAAATGATGAAGTATTGTTGATGTTTGCAACGGCGCTGAAAGATTTGGCGGTTGAGCAGAACGTATGCGTAATGACATCAACGCAGTTAAATGCAAAAGGTGACGATAATCAAAATATAAGAAATGAAGGTAGTTTGGCCGGCGGTCGTGCGACAATAAATAAAGCAGATATTGGCGCGATTATGGCGCGGCCAACAAAAGAAGAATTAGAAGTATTAGCGGATGTAATTAGTAATTTTAGTAATAGTCCAAATATAGTAACTGATATTTATAAAGTTAGAAGTGGTGTGTATACTCAAACTCGAATTTGGTCTTATGTAGATTTGGGTACGTTACGCAAACAGGATTTATTTATAACTAATAATCGTCTAGAACCTATTGAATTTAATTTTACTGGAATAGAGAGAATGAAAAATTGGGAAGACGATGATTGGGAAGAAATAAGAAAGTTAAATAGGGAATTAAATGGATTATAAAGAAATAATTAATAATTTAAAACCTGAAGCTATAATAAGTTTAATGGAAAAACTTGGGGTAAATAGGTATTTAGATAGAGGAGATTATATTATTTTTCCAACTATATGCCATAATATAGATGTAGAAGAAGCTTCTATGAAATTATATTATTATAAAAATACTCATCTTTTTGTTTGTTATACTAATTGCGAAAGTATGAGTATTTTTAAATTTTTAAAAGAATATTATGACACTAGAAATATTACATATAATTGGTATGATGATATTTATAAAGTTGTATTAAATTGCTCTTCTTTTAAACCAATAGAAGGTTTTGAAACAGCTAAATATAATAAATTAAGTGATAAATATAGGAAACGCAAACAAGAACAAGTATTAGAAGTATATCCAAATGGGTTAATAGATATTTTCGTAAAGAAATATCCTATAGAATGGATAGAAGATGGAATTAGCAAAGAAGCGATGGATAAATATAATATTCGTTTCTCTATTCCACAAAACAAAATAATAATTCCACATTATAATATTTATAATGAATTAATTGGAATTAGAGGGCGCGCGCTCGATCCAGAAGAAGTAGAAACTGTAGGTAAATACATGCCAGTACAAATAGAAGGCAAATGGTATGCGCATCCTTTAAGTATGAATTTATATGGATTAAATCATAATAAAAATAACATAAAAAAATATGGAATTTGCTATATTGGAGAAGCAGAGAAATTTGTATTACAAATGGAAAGCTTTAATTTTCCTAATTGTAGTGTGGCAGTATGCGGAAGCCAATTTAATAAATATCAATTAAGTTTATTATTAAAAACTTGCACTCCAAGAGAAATTGTAATCTGCTTTGATAAAGAAGAAAAGCCAGGAGAAGACAAATATTTTAATAAATTATATAATATGTGTAGCAAATATAAAAATTATTGTAATATGAGCTTTATATATGATACAAGAAATTTATTAAAATTAAAAGAAAGTCCAACTGATTGTGGGCAAAAAGTATTTGAAGAATTATTGAGAAGGAGAGTTTTTGTGAAGTGAAGTATAGAGTAAAAGAGACAACAAATATTAAAAATAATTATGGAATAGGAGTACTTAGCGCGCGAGGCGTAGAAGATATACAACACTTTTTAAATCCAACGGCAGAGCATTCATTACAAGATTTTAAAGATTTAGATGATATGTTCGATGCCGTAGAAATATTCGTAGCTGCATTAGATTGTGATACTCCTAAATTTGCGTTGGTAGTAGACTGTGATGTTGATGGGTTCACATCTGCTGCGATTCTATATCAATATATAAAAGATATAAAGCCAGAAGCTGAAATAGACTACTACTTACATAGCGGCAAACAGCATGGATTATCAGATTTGTGTGATATTATTATTGACAAAGATGACCATTATACGCTCTGTCTTGTACCCGATGCCGGCAGTAATGATTATGAATTTATTGAAAGATTAGGAGAACTATCTTCTCCTACGCTCATTCTCGACCATCATATTATAGAAGATACTACAAAAATTAGTGATTGGTGCGTAATTGTAAATAATCAAAACTCTCCGAAATATAAAAATAAAGATTTATCAGGCGCGGGAGTTACATATCAATTTTGTCGCGCGCTTGATTGGAGGCTTGGAAAGAATTTTGCAGATAAATATATCGACCTCGCTGCACTTGGTATTTGCGCGGATATGATGAGCGCGCTATCTGAAGAAAACCAATATTTTTGGAAAGAAGGATTTTCTCATATTAATAATTTCTTTTTCCAAACTCTCTGCACAAAGCAAGAGTATTCAATGGGCGGGGTTATTAATCCTACTACAGTAGCTTTCTATATTGTACCTATGATTAATGCTATGATTCGCGTCGGTTCAATGGATGAAAAAGATAGGTTGTTTCGTGCATTTATAAACGGGAAAGAGAAAGTACCTAGTAATAAGCGTGGCGCGAAAGGTACAATGGAATATGTTGCTGTAGAAAGCGCGCGAGAATGCACTAATGCGAAAGCACATCAAGATAAAGAAAAACAAGCTATTGTAGATAGATTAAAAATTAAGATTAGTAATAATGATTTGTTAGATAATAAGGTTTTATTTATTCGGCTTGAAGACGATGATGATTTTCCTGCGGAACTTAATGGGCTGGTTGCGATGCAACTTTCTACCCTTTATAATCGTCCTACTATTGTAGCCAGATTAAATAGCGAAGGATTTGTACGTGGTAGTGCGCGCGGTCTTAACCAAAGCGAACTTACATCATTTAAAGATTTCTTAAATAACACTAAACTTTTTGAATATACAATGGGCCATGATAATGCGTTCGGTATTTCAATTAAGAATTCTGATTTAGCTAAATTTCATAAGATAGCTAATGAAGAACTCGCGCAGTATGATTTTGGAGAGAACGTATATGATGTAGATTTTGAGCGTGAAGCTTATGCGACAGATATAAAAACTATTATTTTTGATTTAGCGCAATATACAGATGTATGGGGTTAGATGTGTCCCGAACCAGTCATCGCAGTAAAAGATTTGGTAGTGCGCGCGAGCGATGTACAGATTATAGGTAAAAATAAAGATACATTAAAAATTAGTAAGAACGGAATTACTTATATTAAATTTTTTGCGAAAGATTTAATTAGTGAAATTTCTAAATATAACGAAATGCAGCTTGTTATTGTTGGTACTGCGAATGTAAATGAGTGGATGGGCAATGTAACGCCGCAGATTCTTATTAAAGATATAGATATAAAGGAAATTACAAATTTAAGCTTTTGAACTTGAAAAAGTTTTAAAATTATGATATAATATAATTAGAAATAAAATGAAAGGAGAGATAGATGGAATATACAGGCAGTATTCATACGCATACGGATTATAGCAATATTCGTCTTAGGGACTGTATCATCAAGCTAGAAGACGGAATTGCGTATGCAGAAAAGCTTGGACATAAAGTAATTGGTATAACTGACCATGAGTTTACTGGTTCTTGGGTCAAAGCAAAAAGAATAGCAAAAAAACATCCAGATATTAAAGTTATACTTGGTAATGAAATCTATCTTTGTCGTAATGGTTTAAACGCGCAAAATTATAATAGAGAGTATGATAGATATTATCATTTTATACTTTTGGCAAAAGATCGAATCGGCGCGCGGCAAATAATGGAAATATCTACACGAGCTTGGAAGCGTTCTTATATGGCGCGAGGTATGCGTAGAGTTACGACATATTACCAAGATTTGTTTGATATAATTGGTACTAATCCTGGTCACGTGATTGGTAGTACTGCTTGTTTAGGCGGCGCGCTGCCAACACAATTACTACGTTATAGGGATAGTAATAACGAAATATTGAAGGAAAAGATCGCTATTTGGATAGAACAAATGAACGGTCTTTTTGGTGATGGTAATTTTTATTTAGAACTTCAACCAAGTAAAAATAAAGACCAAATTTATGTAAATCAAAGATTATTAGATATATCTAACGCAACAGGCATACCGTATATCATTACGACTGACTCTCATTATCTTAAAAAAGAAGACCGTATTATTCATAAATCTTATCTTAATGCGCAAAATGGTGATAGAGAAGTTGATGAGTTCTATGCAACAACTTATATGATGGGAACAGAAGAATTAGAAAGTTTTTTTAAATATTTATCGCGCGAACAGCTCGATAAAGCATATCAAAACATCCAAGATATAGCTGATAAATGTGAAGAATATTCTCTTGAGAAGCCGTTGCGTATTCCTAACTTAAAGTGGAAATCAATTGAAAAAGAACCAGATGCTTGGGGATATGAAGAAATGTGTATGAAAATCCCAATGCTTTGGACTTTTGCAGAATCTCCATATGAATCTGATAGATATTTGGTAAAAGCAGTAGTGCATGGTATTGATATACATCCAGACCTTCAAAGCCAAGAAGCATATGATGAAATTAATGCATGTCTTGAAGATACGTGGGTTTCATCAAATGTCAATAATGCAAGATGGAGCGCATATTATCTTAATCTTCAGCGTATTATTGATGTATGTTGGGAAGCTGATAGTATCGTAGGTCCAGGGCGTGGGTCCGGCGTAGGATTCATATTATTGTATGTATTGGGTATAACACAGATTAATCCTATGCGTGAAAAGACTAAAACGTATAGATGGAGATTTTTGAATCCCGCGCGAGTATCAGTACTTGATGTCGATTTTGATATTGAAGGTTCAAAACGCGCGCAAGTATTATCTAAATTTAGAGAAGTCTATGGCGAAGATTATGTAGCAAATGTAGCAACTTTTAGAACTGAGAAGTCTAAATCTGCTATATTAACTGCGGCACGTGGTTTAGGTATTGATGTAGACATCGCGCAGTATATTGCAAGTCTTATCCCCGCAGACAGAGGATTATTGCGGAGTCTTGACCAGTGTATGTATGGCGATGTGGAAAATAATTTTAGTCCAATAAAACAATTCGTTTATGAAATGACTGAGAATTATCCAGAACTTTGGCAAGTTGCGCATGGAATTGAAGGTTTAATTTGCGGTAGTGGCATTCATGCAGGTGGAGTTATTTTTGTAGATGAGCCATTCACGGAATCTACTGCATTGATGCGCGCGCCCGATGGTACGATTTGCACACAATTTGAATTGCATGATAGCGAAGCAGTTTCTCTGATTAAATATGACGCTTTATCGGTTGAAGCGATGGATAAAATTCATAATTGTATTAATCTTTTGTGCGATTATGGATATGCAGAACGAAAAAATAGTTTAAAAGAAACTTACGAAAATATAATAGGTATATATAATATAGAGCGGGACGCGCCAGATATGTGGAAAATGGTTTGGAATCATGAGATTCAATCTCTATTTCAAATGGAAAAACAATCTGGTATAGCAGGTATCGCGCTCTTAAAGCCCACATCTGTAGACGACTTGGCGACTTTGAACTCTGTTATTCGTTTGATGGCGCAAGAAAAAGGTGGCGAAATGCCAACGAATAAACTCGCGCGATTTAAAGCGAATCCAGAACTGTGGGATAAAGAGATGGAGAATTGGGGTTTAAATAGTGATGAACGCGCGATCCTTCATAAAGAACTTGATACATCTTATGGTATTTGTGAATCACAAGAAGGATTTATGCAGCTAGTACAAACTCCGGAATGCGGTGGATTCGATTTGACATGGGCAGACAGATTACGTAAAAGTATTGCTAAAAAGAATCCAAAAGAGTTTGACCAACTTACGGAAGAATACTATCAAAATATAAAAGATAAGAATTTAAGTCGAAATCTTTGTGATTATGTATGGAAAGTTCTTGTTGCATATAGTCGCGGCTATGGATTCAATAAATCTCATACTCTCGCATATAGCCTTATTGCTTTACAAGAAATGAATCTTGCATATAAATATCCTATTATTTTTTGGAACTGTGCGTGTCTAATTAACGACGCGGGCGGAGACGAAACAACAGATGATGAAGAAAGTAACTTTGAGGAACCGGTGGAAGTTTCTTGGAACAATGAAATAGAAGATTTTATATTAGATTCAGAAGACGAAGATGATGATGATGACGACGAAGAAGAAGTAAAGGATAAAAAGAAAAAGAAAGCTAAGAAAATTAACTATGGTAAGATAAGTAGCGCGATTGGAAAGATGAAAATGGAAGGGATTAATATTTCTCCTCCCGATATTAATAAATCTATCTTTACTTTCTCACCCGACCCAGAAAGGAATATTATTCGTTATGGCCTTAGCGGAATTACTGGTTTAGGTGATGACGCAATTAAAGAAATAATTAGTAATCGCCCATATACTTCTTTGCAAGATTTGCTTGCTAAAGTAAAACTTAAAAAACCGCAAGTAATTAATCTTATTAAAGCTGGCGCGTTTGATGAGTTTGGTGACAGATATAATTTAATGGAATCTTATATTGAAACTATTTGTGATGCAAAGAAACGAATAACTTTACAAAATATGCAAATGATGATTAATTTTAATATGATTCCAGACGCGTATGCTTTTCAAGTTAAAGTATTTAATTTTAATAAATATCTAAAGAAGTGCAAGTTTGATAATAAATTTTATTTCTTAGATGAATTTAGTTTCCCTTTTTATGAAGAAAATTTTGATATAGATTTATTAGAAAATAGAGATAATATATTCTTTCTTCCGATATTAAAATGGGATAATATTTATCAAAAGCAAATGGATATTATTCGTCCATGGATAAAGAAAAATGCAGACGAATTATTAAAAACTTTAAATGGATATTTAATGGGCGAAACTTGGAATAAATATTGTTTAGGTTCTATCTCTAAATGGGAAATGGATAGTACATCTTGTTACTTCCACGCGCATGAACTTAGTAAAATAGATTATGATTGGTATGGATTTAGCGACTTTTTTGAATTGCCACTTACTCCAGAAATAGAAAGTCAAATAAGAATTAAGAATAAACTTATTCCTATTTTTAGATTAAGTAGAATCTGCGGAACTGTATTAGATAGAGATAAAAATAAAAAAACTGTAACAGTTCTCACACCTAGTGGTGTAGTTACAGTAAAAATTTATGGTGATGCATTCACACACTATGATAGACAGATAAGTGAACGAGGGGCTGATGGCAAGAAGCATGTAATTGAAAAGTCTTGGTTTAGTAGAGGCCGAAAAATAATTGTAACTGGTATTCGTCAAGAAGATGGATTCTTAGCTAAAAAATATAGCCGAACCCCATTTCATTTGGTTGAACTTATAACTAATATTAATGAAGATGGAACTATTGATTCTTGCGGTGAACGTATGGAGGTTACAGAACATTGATAATTGGTTTATGGGATGCAGATTTTATGAAATATAAGTAGCCAGTTTTCAATTTAGAGCTTATGAAACTGGCTACTTATTATAAATAGAAAAAAGATATAGTTAAATTAGCCCCAGTATTAGACCCATATAAATATACAAAATTTATTTATCGTAAAGATTGGGATGATGGAGATTATCCTAAAGAAATTTTTTTAGATAATGTGACCTACGGCGGGCGCGCCTTTGGAGAAAAATATAAATCATTAGGTATAAATATAGAATCTGTAACACCAGATACATATTTATATTAGAGTTTTATTAATGAATTTCATGGTGCGCAATTAAATCATTTTAAAATGATGTAGAATTCAGCCCATATTAGACTTTCATTAGATGGGGAAACTATTTGGAAAGATTATAATAAAAGTTTTAATTTTACTAATACAACACGTAGTTTTTTCTTTCATGATTATGATTTGAATAAAATATAGAATAGTGCAGAAGAAATAAAAAAAATAATTGAAAGTGACGGCAGTAAAGTTAGTCGAGTTGTTGGTATGAAATTTCCAGTATAGGTTAATAATGAGATAGATTTGGCTCGGTGGCTAGCATTACCAGGCGCGCAAGTATACTATTCAATTTAGTATAATGGGATTATGAATGATAAAGCTTTTTAGGTCTTTTTGTCAGGAAGTAAATTATAGAGCCGTAACTTAGACTATATTGTAACTTCTTCACTATCGGGAGAGGATGATTTTGTCAAGAACGGACTACCAATAATTTATAAATAGCTCTTAATTTCATAGATGCATAAAAAAAGAATTTTACTTAAATATGAAGATGATTTTTTCTAGGATAAAAGATGGGAAGATTTAATTACTTATTTCAATGAATATAATTCAGCAGATGTTACGCGTAAATTTTCAAAAACATTATTTTACTATACTAGCCATATTTTAGATAAATAGTCTATATATAAACCTAAATTTTCACGAGACTACATAGCTGAACTCTTTGAGATGGTAAGAGAGAAAAATTATGATGTTTTTAAAATGTTTTATGAAAATATAGGAGGAGATTTTATATGACAAATTTAGAAATCAAACAAAGGATTGATAGCAATAATAAAATAATACAAGATGCTTTTAGTCCTAATCAATTTGTTCTTAATAATGTAATAAAAAATTTATTGAAGGAGAATGAAGACCTTCAAAAACAATGCACGCATAGCTTTGTTGATGGCTATTGTGAATATTGTTATATGGAGGAACCAAAAGAAGATGATTAAAATGTATAGCACTCATTGTCCGAAATGTAAAGTTCTTTCAATGAAACTTGCACAAAAAGGAATTGATTTTACTGAAATTGATGATATGGAAGAAATGCAAAATCTTGGTTTGAAAAGCGCCCCAGCACTTAATATAGATGGCAAGATTTTAGATTTTAACGCGGCGATTGCGTGGGTAAGGGAGCAGTAATATGAATATTAATATTAGACTTGATAAAAATTTTACTACACAATTTAATAAACTTCAAGAAAAATACGGAGAAGAATTCGCTAAACTTAATGGCTTAAGTGATGAATAGCTTTCCTATACAGACTTTATTTCTAATTTTATTGAATCTGAGACTGTAGCCGATGCATCTGTGGATAGTAATGCTAATGTAGGTCATAAAGATATTGTGACACTACTTAATGAAATGCCTAAACCGCATAGAAAACTTTTGGCTCTTCGTAAGATTTATTATGAAATGAATAAGACTTATGGTTTTAAAGTGGCCAATGATTGGCTTGAAAAAGAATGGTCGCGCGCGCTTTATATGCATGATGCTGATACTTCTACTTTTAAACCATATTGTTATGCTTACGACCTTAAAGATTTGGCAGAACGTGGTTTATTCTTTCTTGAAGGTTTTAATGCAGAACCTCCAAAGCATTTGGGTACTTTTATTGACTTTGTAAAAGAATTCATTAGCTATAATGCCAATAGAACATCTGGTGCTTGTGGTTTACCTAATCTTATTCCTTATATGTACTATTTTTGGAGCCGTGATGTAAAAAATAATTATTATACTCGCGACCCAGAAAGCTATGCAAGACAACATATTCAGCGCTTTATCTATGCAGTAAATCAGCCATGCGTGCGTGATGGTATGCAGAGCGCGTTTACTAATACCTCTATTTTTGACCATGAATATTTAATGGCGCTTTTCGGCGGTTCAATTTTCCCTGACGGTTCATTTATGGTTGATGAAATTGAAGGAATTATGGATTTCCAAAAACTTTTTATGGAAGTTATGAGCGAGATTCGTGAACATAATATGTTTACTTTCCCAGTGAATACTATTTCACTTCTTAAAGTAAATGGTGAGTTTAAAGATGAAGAATTCGCACGTTGGGCCTGTAAACATAATATGAAATGGAGTGATAGCAATATTTTTGCAGACAGTAGTGTTAATTCTCTTTCTAATTGTTGTCGTTTAAAGAGCAATATTGAAGATTTGGGTTATTTTAATTCGATTGGCTCTACTGCGCTTCGTGTTGGTAGCGTAAAGGTATCTACTATTAATCTCGCGCGCCTTGCTTATGAAAATAAGACAGAAAAAGAATATCTTAAAGCTCTTCAAGAAATTACGGAACTTAATCTTAAAGCGCTCGATTGCGTCCGCCATATTATTCAGCGCAATATTGAGAAAGGACTTCTTCCTAATTACTGCGATGGCTTAATTGATATTAATACACAATATAATACTATTGGTGTACTTGGCATTTATGAAACTATGCGCGCGTTTGGATATACAAAACAAGACGAATTTGGCAACACTTATTATACCGAAGATGCTTATAAATTTGGAGAAAAAATCTTTAAAGTCATTCATAATACTAAAGACCTTTTTAATATTGATAAAGATTATAGGATTAATCTAGAGGCGGTTCCCGCGGAGCAGGCTGCGGTAAAAATGCAAAAAGCAGATGAAATGTTATATCCTGAAGTAGTAATAAAAGATTTGCCTTTATATGGTAATCAATTCCTCCCACTTGGTATTAAAGCAACTCTTCAAGAACGAGTCCGTATTGCTAGCACTTTTGATAATTATTGTAATGGCGGTTCTATTTTACACGTAAATATTGAAGCACCATTTACTAATTTCAATCAAGCCTGGAAGATGTTAAATTATATCACAGATGCAGGCGTTACTTATTTTGCTTTCACAACAAAAATACAAGCTTGTAAAAATAACCATGCTTTCTTTGGAAAAGTTTGCCCAGTATGCGGTGAACCAGTAGCTACAGAATATAGTCGTATAGTAGGATTTTATACTCCAGTTCGTACCTATTCAAAAGAGCGCAAAGCTGAATGGCAGATGCGTGAGTGGGAGAATGTAAATAATGAAAATTAAATATTTAGTTGAAGAAGATTTTGTCAATTATAAAAAACCTTCACTATTTATTGGTTTTCCTGCTTGTACATTTAAATGCGGCGAAATGAATTGTTAGAATAGTTCATTGGCACATGCCGAAGATATTGAGATTTCTAAAGAGGACATTTGTGAAAGATATATTAAAAATGAGATTACTGAAGCTTTTGTATTTGGTGGGCTAGAACCTTTTGATAGTTTTATGGATTTAATAAGTCTTATAGATTGTATTAGGAATAAATATAATATAGAAGATGATATTGTAATTTATACTGGATATACAAAAGAAGAATTAAAAAAAGGTCAGTTCGGAAAAGATAATGAAATATCAAGAATTAATTATAAATATTTAACAGATACATATAAAAATATTATAATTAAATTTGGTCGCTATTATCCAAATCAAAGCGCGCATTTTGACAAAGTTCTTGGTGTAAATCTTATAAGTGATAATCAATATGCGGAGAAAGTATCATAATGGAAAATATTAGAGAATTAGATAATTTTATTAATTCAACTCTTGAATTTGAACATGGATATCTTGCGAAGATATTAGAATTAGAAGAAGAGCGCCAAAATAGAAACATTGAGTTAATTGCAAGTGAAAATTATACTTCAGATGCCGTTCGTGCGGCAATGGCTTCTTGCCTTACTAATAAATACGCAGAAGGATATAGCGGCAATAGATTTTATGGCGGTTGTGAATATATTGATAAAATAGAAGATTGCTGTAAATAGACTTGGTAGAAAGTATTTAATACAAACTATAGTGTAAATGTATAGCCACATAGCGGAACACAAGCCAATCTCGCGGTTTACAATGCATTACTAAATCCAGGGGATACAATATTGTCTCTAAATTTAAACAGCGGCGGGCATCTGTCTCATGGCTCTTTGGCCAATTTAAGCGGAAAAATTTATGATGTATATTATTATAATTTAGATAAAAATGGCTATATTGATACTGTAAATATGGTAGAATGCCTTAAAAAATATCATCCAAAATTGGTTATTGCTGGCGCATCAGCATACCCGAGACAAATTTATTTTTCTAATATTAAAAAAATATTAGAAATTTTTGCTGATAATGAATCAATAGAATAGCCATATTTTATGGTTGATATGGCGCATATCGCTGGTTTAGTCGCAACTGGCTTTCACCCTTCTCCCTTTGGGTACGCAGATGTAATTACAACCACAACGCATAAAACCTTGCGCGGACCACGTGGAGGATTAATTTTTTGTAAACCAGAATTAGAAAAGAAAATTAATAGCGCAGTATTCCCAGGTATGCAAGGTGGACCGCTAGAACATGTTATTCTTGCTAAAGCAGTCTGCGCGGAAGAGTGTTTATAGCCAAATTATAAGGAATATATAAATTAGGTTATATTAAACGCGGCGGCTATGGCAAACGAATTTAAAAATAATGGATATGATTTAGTTAGTAATGGCACAGATACGCATTTATTTTTAATTGATTTTTCTAAAACACACCCGAATCTTACAGGGCGCGCCGTGTAGGAAGAATTAGATAAATATAATATTACATTAAATAAAAATTGTGTACCTAATGAAAAGCGAAGTCCTTATTTAACTAGTGGTATTCGTATTGGAACACCGGCTATGACGACACGCGGCTGGAAAGAAGAAGACTTTATTAAATGCGCCAATTATATAGATAACATAATAAAAAATTTGACTAATAAATAAAAATATGATATAATATAAATAGTGAGGAGGAATACTATGAAAGAATTTAAAATTGGAGTCGTCCCCGCTAAATTTGATTTTCGAGATTATAAAATAAAATATAAAGGTATAGCAACCGCAGCAAACTTTCCAAAATAGTTTGAACTATCTATGCCAAAAGTAAAGTATTAGGACCAAGTAGGCAGTTGCGTAGCTTTCTCCTTATCCTTACTTTTTGAATATTTTAATAAACGAGAAACAAAAACAGATGTCACCATGAGTACATCTTATATTTATGGAAACCGTAGAAATAGTACTTGGAAAAAGCCTGGTATGCGAGTTAGGGATGCTTTAAAAAACGGGTGTGAATATGGAGACGTTAGTAAAGACCTAATGCCTAAAAATATTGAAGTCCCGGAAGCTATTACTTATTTTGAAAAAGAAGGTCTAAAATTAAAAGAAATAGGCCAAATAAATCGTATTAAGAAATTTTTCAAAATTACCTCTGCCAACGCGATGAAAGAGTGTTTAATGAATTACGGCCCTATTCTTGTTATAATAAAATGGTATAGTAATAACGTAGTAGATGGACAAGCTATATTAAAATCTGGCAATAATAAAAAATACTATGATGGATAGCATTGTATGGTATGCTACGGTTGGAATGAAAAAGGTTGGAAAATTTAGAACTCTTGGGGTATCGGCTGGGGAAAAATGGGTAAAGCTATTTTACCTTTTGACACTAATTTTGTAGAAGTTTGGGGAGTAATTGATTAGGAAAATTTAAATAATAGTAATTTAGAAATTATTACTCCATGTAAAAACAATACTTCTGCATTAATAGCGAAAGGAATGAATAATATTGTAAATTTAATACTAGGAAGAAGATAATGATTAAAGTAGAAAATATAGAAATTTTTAATTTCATTGGAGCTATGAGAGGATTACGAAATCCAATGAATAGTTGGGCAAAAAATGATACAATAGAAATTATGGGACATTTAGAGCAACCTTTGTATAGCTCTAATACTAATGAGCCTATAATTGGCCCCAATGATTTACAACTCGCGCAACGTATGTTAGGTGGCGGCGCCGAAGAGTCTAAGTTTATGCGGCAGATAATGATATGTATGGATATAGACGCTCCGTTATTCTGGTGGAAGGAAATGGATACTTATAAAGTTGGTACAGTTGCTAATTCTTGTAGTACGATGCATAAGCTTACGAGTAACGAAATTGGCGCGCAGAACTTTTCTTTTGATATGGAAATTACAGATTTTCCTGAAGAATATCAAGAATTAATAAGCATGATAAGAGTAAATTCAATTCATTACTGTGAACAACTTCGTGAAGCATATAATAAAACAAAAGATAAACGCATATGGCGCGCGCTCATAGAAATCTTGCCTGAAGGATGGAATCAGCGCCGTACTTGGACCGCCAATTACCAAGTATTAAGAAATATCTATTTCTAGCGCAGAAATCATAAATTAGATGAATGGAGAGAGTTCTGTAAGATAATTGAAGAATTGCCTTACGGAAAAGAACTAATTTGTTACGAAAAAGAGAAAAAGGAGTAAATTATTATGACAATTAATTACAAAGATAAATTTTATATTTATCATCCAGACGGGAAATTTACAGAAGAACAACTAAAAAAGATACTCGATGCAGCGTATGAAATGGGAAAAAAAGAAGGATATAATGATGGATATGAGCAAGGAAAAAAGAATCATTTTACTATAACTTACCCATCTTATCCATGGAGTACCCCATGCTATACTAATCCTAGTATTACATGTACAGACCCTACTAAAATTCCTTCTTCTATCACAACTGCCACTTCAATCATTAAAACTAATAAAGATTATTCAATAACTACGAAAAATGATGTCCCATTTACGTTAACTAATAATACTTGTAGGGAGTTTAAATATAATGGAACAGAAGAATAATACTATTGAAGAAACCAAAGAAGTAAATCCAATAATCGATAGTTTCGAAGCAATTTCTAAAATTATGGTAGGGGAAGAAGGAACAGAAGATATAACTACTATGTTCGGCGCACTTCTTTCTATGCCAGATGAAGAATTTAAAGAAGTGTCGTCTATTCTTCTCGATGAAATCATTCGTTCTTTAAATACTCCCGCAGATAGAATTGCTCTTGTTGCGGCAATGACTTCTAATGGCTATACTGGTGATGATTTAACCGATACATTTCAAGAGCTTTGTAAAGAAATTGATACACAACTCACAGAACTTTCACAAATTAAACGTGATTGGCTAAAACAGTTAATGGGTGCGGTTACTAATGCAATTAATGAAACAGAAGGAATTTCTAAGAAATATGTAAGAGTTGCGTATGAAAAATGCCATGAAGACGCGAAAACCCCTGCATATGCACACGAAACTGACTCTGGAATGGATGTGTACGCTCTTGAAGAGATTACTCTCGCGCCCGGTGAACAGAAAACTATTCCTATTGGTATAAAAGTCGCATTGCCCGCTGGATACGAGCTATAGGTGCGTCCAAAAAGTGGCCTTAGTGCGGGAACTAAGTTGCGCGTAGCTAACGCTCCAGGAACAGTTGATGCTGGTTATAGAGATGAAATTAAAGTTATAATAGAAAACGTAGAACCCCCTATTAAAGATATAACTTACGAACCAGTAATGAATACAGAAAATGGACAAATAGACCATTTGCAGATAACTTCTATTCTTTATGGAAGTTCTTATACTATCGGTAAAGGTCAAAAGTTCGCACAGTTAGTATTATCCGAAGTTCCTAAAGCAGTATTATACGAAGTAGAGAAAGTAGGTGAAATTGGCGAAGACCGCGGAGGCGGATTCGGCAGCACCGGGAAGTTCTAATATGGCTTCCATAAATCTTACTACTATCTAGGAGTAGCTTCCAGAAGGTTGGAAGGTAATATCTACACAATATAAAAACCTAGATACTGAAATGGAATTTGAGTGTGCAGCCGGCCATAAAGTTTTTTCTACTTGGAAGAAGATGCGAACACGTGCCGAATGCCCTATATGTAAAGAGAAAGCGCCGCTCGTAGATACTACTATAATTCCTAAAAAGAAAGGAATTTATCGTACCATTGGAATAGACCAGGCAACTCATATAAGCGGTTATTCAGTATATGATGGGAAAGAGCTCATTAAATTTGGAACTTTTACAGTAAATGAAACCAATGAAATAGAGCGCGATAATATAATAAAAATGTGGTTATGCTCTATTATAAATAACTGGCAACCAGATGTAATCGGTCTCGAAGGAATTCAACTTCAGCAAAACGCCGCTCGTGGTATTGGGGTCACTACCTTTGAAACTTTAGCGCGATTACAAGGTATACTTATGGAAGCTTGTTATGAACAAAAAACATAGTTTGTGATATGCCCAACGAATACATGGCGCGCGCATTGTAAAGTTAAAGGTTAGACCCGTGAAGCTAAAAAGAATTCAATGAGATAGTTAGCGCGAGAATGGCATAATATTAATGTAAGCGAAGATGAAGCAGATGCCATCGGAATTGGAAAGTACGTTGCAGAAACATATGCTCTTACACATCAAGTCCAAAATTGGGAATAAAAAAGAAGAGGCGTTTAACCTCTTCTTTTTTTTCGATTAAAAACTTTTAATCTTTTCTTTCATTTCCATACACCAACCATCTATATGCTCTTTAACCAATTCTTTCAACATACTTTTATCATCTTTTATACTATCCATAAACATTTTTTTAGATTCTACATAAGTCTTCTCTAATCTTTCATTAGCTGAAGCCATTAGAAATTTCGCGGCCTCTGGGTCACTATCCCTCAGTTCATAAGCCCATTCAATCCACATACCGCTATCTTTTAAATCATCCATCATCTTGTTGTATAAAGCTTTTAATTTTAACATAATTAGTCAATATAAAATACTACAACATTAGGTGTAGTAAAGGTAGCATCCGCACCAGTGGTTCTAAAAGTTAAAATTCCAGTATTATCAATTGCACAACAAGATGGACGAACTCTCACAATAGTAGAAAAAGATAAATTAACATCATCAGTATTTGCAGTAGATAATTCGCTAGCAACCGCGCCAGGAATCTCTATATCTTCATTAAATAGCTAAACTGTTATTGGTGCAGTTTCTGTTGCAGCGCTCGCGGCCGCAATACTATTAAAAGAAACAAAGTAGTAGCCGGGTCTATTCAATACTATAGAGGGCGAACCAGCCATATGCTATGAACTACAGCTGGTTGCCACTCTATTAGTATCAAAAGTTATGTTAGACCCGGAAGTTAACGTCTAAGACGCCAAACTAACAATATCTAACATATTTTAGTTCCTCCTCTAATTAGTGAAATTGATTATGCACCAAAGCCACCGCAATTACATCCCATACCATACCCACCACAATATGGGTTGATAGAGGCATAAGGAGAAGTAGTAAGATAAGCAGGGCGAGAGACGGGACGTAAAACATCAATAAGCCCAGCGGTCTATTGCTGCTGACTAATTTCGAAATTAGCCGCTTGAAGCGCGCGGTCGCGTTCCTCTAACCTATCACGTAAATCCTGGATAGTATTCTGAGTAATAAGTGCGCGAGTAGCTTCACCTTCGCTATGAATAGCAGTAGTAATCTCGCAAGTATTCTTATAAGCCTCAGCCTTCACACTATCAATATTGCGCTCAATGCCGCAATTAGCAAGCTGCTGCGCAAAGCGATTTTCAGCAATTTGCTGACCTACGCCGCAGAAACCATCAAGCATGTCGTAGCGAACATTGCCCCAAGCAGAAGTGGCTTCACGTTCAAACTGGCTAATTTCTTGCTGAAGTTCGCCAAAATTCCGGAAAGTATCCTGCGCATTGTTTGCCTCATAGAGAGCGGAACGGGTTAAAGAACCCTCAACAGAAGGGCTGTTGCCGCCATAGGCGTTACCACCCCAACCAAACATGCCGCCACCGCCGAGCAGAGCCAACCAGACTAAGTAAATAAAGGGGTTATTTGTCCAAGTGTCATTATCTTTCGTAAGAGCCATTACATCGGCCGCAGAAAGTCCATTAGTATCCATATTAATTTTTGTCCTCCCAGTTTTTTATATATAAAACTTCGGCGCCAGAAGTTTTATTTTACATTATAATGAATGAATTATTTCCATTCCTTTCTATATATCTTCTTCAGAAATTCCTTGGAGTCGCGCCCTCTACGCTAACTAACTAAGTAAATTATCATTTAAATTATGCGCGAGCGCCTTAAATTTTTGTGGGTCTAATTTAGGTTGCTACTACTACATAATAGGAGAGCGCATCATTGGTTTATTATTGTAATAATTCATTTATTTTCCCTCCAAGTTCTTCAATTTTCTTTTCCATCGCTCCAATTTTAGATAACAAAAAGTCCTCAGAAGACTTTTCATCAACTGAGGACTGAATATTGTTATCTTTCTTTTCATATGGAGCGATGCTATAAACCATAAAATTCGGTGTGCCGTTCTACATAGATTTAACATACATTAAACCTTCATTTAGACATAAAGCTACCGAAAGTCCACTATTCATTGGAACATTAGCGACTTCCAATGAACTACCAATCAAATACACATTCCCGTGGGGTTGAAGGAAAAAAGCATTTGGTTGGTACGACGCGGGAATTCCCGTGTTATAGCCATAATTGCTTGCCATATTTAATTGTCCTCCCATTTGTCTTACACTTATAAGTAGGATTAGTAAGTCGTTAGTACAAAAATTTCGGACAATTTTTAAATTTTAATTTAATTTACAGTTTCCTATTCCTATGGATGGTCAAATACCGCGTGGCATTCTTCCCAAACATTGCCATATTTATCAAGAACCTAGACAGTTTGTACGTCACAGGCTGAAATAGCAGCAAGACTACATTGAGTATGAAAACGAGCTTTTAATGCCATTCTATCCGCTGTTTCGTCTTTACCATCACGAACAGTCATCGAAATTATTGGAGTCACAACTGCAATATTATTGTTTTTATTCCAATACTAAATTTCATTAATTACATAACTTTCCATAAAATCCTCCTTAAGTATAAGTATCCAATCCAGTGCCAGCGCTATTTACTACCATCGCGCGATAAGCATCCAAACCAGTACCAGCACTATTTACTACATAAACTCTATAAGTATCTAACCCACTAGAACTATTTACAATTCTTACTGTTGCTAAAAGTTTCCATACGGCATATAAAGTAGTAGTACCGCTCTAAGTAACTGTAATAGACCCTCCGGAAGAATAAGAAGCTGTCGTCGCACTGGAAGAAGTACTCCATCCTAAAAACTCATAACCCGAACGAGTTGGTTTAGTAGACGAAATAGTAAAAGTATAGGAAGGAGATACCGCTACATTACTCCCTGTTTGGTCACCCGGTGCTCCAGTACCATTATTTGCATTATATTTCAAAGTATAACTATAATCATTTGCATTGGTATTAATAGTTAAAACCGCAGAGGTAATAATCATTCTATTACCAGAATAAGTATTATAATCAGATTGCCATAAAAAATATCCGTATGGACAAATTCCCTTAGAAGTTAGATTAACCGTAAAAGTTGTATCATTTCGAACTACTTCTGGACTATCTATAGATAAATCAGTATAAGTATAACTACTAGTACCGCTGGCGTTCTTTTTGCCAATACGAACTTTTTTCTTGGTTGCATCTAGAGCATTAAAATTAACTTTTAACGAAATAGAAGAAGCCGTACCAACAACTGAAACACTACCAGATAACCCCACTCCGTACATAACATACTGTGAGCCACTAATATCAAAACCAATTTGTTTAGCGCTGTTCGCCGTGTCGAAAGCGGGAGTAGCAGAAAGAGTACCAGTTTTTTTCGCACCATAGGGGGTTAAATTAAAAGTATAAGTTTTTGCCATTTAATTATCTCCTTATACCTTTACTAAAACTATATCTCCAGCTTTTGCGCCAGATGGAACTGAAGCTGATGTAGTAAGAAAAATAGAGCGTGATGTTGTATCGCTACTAGTTACTAAAGCTCTCCAAGCTCCCCATCCATTAGAAGTTCTTCCAACACGTATATATAAATTCTAAGTACGCTAATCAGAATTATGACTCGGTCCAGCTAATTCCCAAGCATTATAATCTCCTGTCCAACCAGCTACATGTAATCCTGACCACCAATTAGAATTAGGCATTCCTTTATTGGAAAAGAAAAAATTAGCAGAATAAGCTAAAGAAGTAACACCAATTGTGTCATAACGAGTATCACTTACTGTAATGCCAGCGCCCCATAAAGCATGACTAGAAGCAGAAGTTGCGTGAGCGTTCCCTACTTTCAGATTACCATAAGGAACTGTCAAACCGCCACTCCCTGCAGCAGATACAGTTCCTGTACTATCTTGTAAATATAATACAGAAGGTGTAGTATCATTTGATTTAGCTAAAATTTCATTATTATCTATTTCAATATGCGCAGCAGTTGCTGCACCGCCAATAATTAAAGCAGGAGAATTATTAGCTGTACCAGAAGCATCTGTAGTCTTTGATAAAACTAAAGTACCTGTTACTGTACCGCCGCCCAACGGTAAATAATATCCTAAATCTGCTGGATTTTTTGTAGTAATAATATTATAAGTTGGACTGCTTGTTCTACCGGCGTCACAAGCAGGCAATCGATATTGTTCATAATAATTTGTTCTTCCTGAAGAGGAGCCAGACCATTCTCTCCAATAAAAACGACCACTTGTATTCTCATAACTAATCCAATTTTGTCCATACATCCCATTAGCTGTAGCGGCATTAGAAAATTTAAAATTAAATGCCGCACCATTGCCAGTTGTATTAATAGTTTCTGGATTAGTAAATGTTTTAATGCCAGCAAAGGTCTAAGCGCCAGTAGTTACGACACCACTTGCAGTTGCACTCGCTATAGGAATTGCGACTGCAGTACCAGATACTCCATTAACAGTAGTTTTAATAGTAGGCCCGGAGGTAGTACCAGCAGCCCAAGTATTTGAAACACTATTTATTATATTTGTTATACTATTATTATTATTTATATATAAAATTTTATTAGTATAATCCCACCCCAATTCATACGGCAACAGCTAACTGGTGCTTGGAGTCCCGCTTCCATGTCTTATTTTTATCCTATTAGCCATAAGCTAACCTCCAAAATAAAAAAAGTGCGTGGGATATTGGTGAGGAGAGTGTCGGTTAACTACTTATTTATATCCCACGCGATTTATTAAGCCAAAGCCTCCCTGCTTAATAAATTTAATTTTCTTTAATATAGGGCATTAAAAATTGAATATATTTCATTTCTAAATTTAATGGTTCTAACTCATCTAATGTAAACTCTGGAATATAAGTTAATTGAATTTCTATATTATTTAATTCATCAATCTTTTCCATACATTCATTAAACTTATCTTCTTTAATTTTTACACCCTATTTATCGTCTGTTAAAATAAATTCTCCATTTTCATCTCGTTGACCATATTCTTCTACTACTTTTTGAAGAGTTTCATTAAAAAACTTTGCTTCTTTTTCAAGCTATTCAAAAAAGCGAGTAAATTTATAACTAGTCTTTATCGGAAGTTTTTGTTCTATAATTTGGTTACGAATTTCAAGTATTTGAAAAGTTTCAGAAAGTTTCATTTATCTTTAAATTCTCCTATAATATATTTTCTATCCTATAAATATTATATCATAAAATAATTATAAAAGCAAATTTTCTTATTTCTTTTTAAATTTTACCAAGTACCGCAGTCTATCTCTAACCCATTGGCTGTTATTTCAAAAGTTCCTTCTTCACCATCTGTACCAATATAAATTACTTTTCTATTCACAGTTGGCCGAATTACTAATAACTAATTAGCAACTTCACTATTTCCGCTCATTTTTGGCGCATTAGCATTCATAACAAAGAAATTTTTTCCATATAATAAATTAGGGGTTACTCGATATAAAGTAAATAAATTATTATAAGTAAAAGAATATGTAGAAGTCCCATAAGGAGTTTTACTATTTATCTACTAGAAACCTAAAGTAACTGTCATTACAGCGCCAAAATAAATAATATCGTTTATTATAGAACTTAAACTTCTAGAAAATATATCTCCTCCACTAGACATCTAAGTAGACGTTAATGTTTCCTATGCGCCAAGATTTGCGTACCCATCACTCGGTCGAATAGAATATTTAGGTTGTATTTTCACAGAAGAATAACCAGTGCTATATTTTGTAGTAGAGTCTAAAGCTCCAAAATCAGAACAAGACCAATTCATCTAAGTTTCTGTAACATTAGTAAAATCAAAATTAATACTAGCTGAATCAAATCTAAAATGAAAACAAGATTTTAAATTACCACCATCAGTTTCAGAAGAATTACCATTATTCAATACTACTTTTACTTTAAAATCTCGCGCATTACCAGTAGTATTTTTAGGAACAGAATAATTTATTTTTTTCTCTGTTTTTAAAGTATAAATTCTTCCATCTGGACCATTCCAATCAGAATCTGCAACATCTACAGTACCTAATACAGTAGTTCCTAACATCAAAGAAATAGTAGCATTTTGATTAGCATAACATTTAAGTTCTTTTAATCCTACTTGCAAAGTTTGACCTTCAAATATATGATAACGAGAGGTTGTATCTTTATTATTATAGCTACTTGGTATATCTTCAAAACTCCCATCTGTCATTTTAATTCGTAAAGTTGGAGTTCCTATACTAGAAATCCCTTCAACAAAATTAACCGTGAAAGTTTTAGTACCAGCAAAATTAGTCCCAAAACCATTTTTTGCTACTACTTTCAATGTAACAGTATAACTACTATTAGGAGCATTTGTAGTTCCTATTAATGTTTTCCACTACGCAGTTGTAATATTAGGAAAATTTAATGATACATTAACTGTACCAGAACTATTAGTGGGTGTGCCAGTAGGAGAAATTGCCTAAGCTCGACCGCCGTATTCTAAAGTAGTAGTATAAATATCATTATAACTTGTAGAAACATCCTACCCACTAGCCCAACTAGTAGGCTAATTAGTAAAAGTTATATTTACAGCATTTGTGGTATATGGTTTAATAGTAGATATAGTAGATATATTTGGAGTTATATCATTCGCGCGCATATAACCAGTAGTAACACTTGTAGTAGTAGTCTTTGTATTACAAGTATATTTAATACGAAAATAATAAGTGGTTCCTCTTGTTAAACTAGTTAAAGTTGCATCACTATATTCTGTACCACTAAGAGAAATAGTTGAAAAAGAACTAAAATTACTTGTAGTTGAATACTATAATTCTCTAGTAAGACCGGTATTATTTTCATTATAATAAAATCTCATTCCGCCATCAAAATGCGCGGCAGCGGTATTAGAAGCATTACTCGCAGCTTTCTAATTTTTTATTGAATATATTGATGGCGCGGCGGGAATTGCAAAAACTGTAGTAGTATCCTTTTCCACCCACTCTCCTAAATCATCTGTAACCCTTAATCGTAATTTATAAGCAGTATTAAAGGTAGCACCGTAAGATGTTACATCAATATTAGATAATGAAGTCGCGTTAGAAATATTAGTCGATGTCCCAAAAGAAGTAGTATCTACCCCGCTTCCAACTAATAATTTCCACTAATAAGTTAAACTAGTTCCCGTTACACCACTTGCACTACCGTTAATATTTTTTACGTATCCATCTCTTTTACTAGGGCTATATGATGCCACAGCACTCATTGTAATGGAAGATATAGTAGGAGGTGTGTTTTTTGTTATACTTGCAGAAGTATAAGAACTACTATATTCTAAACCATCATATGTCCAAAAATAATAAGTTGCAGCATCACTTAAAGATGACTATAAGGGAGAAGTAAACTTCTATTTAGTTCCAGCCGCAGAAGTTGCATACCATAATGTTCTTGTTTGACTAGTATTACTATCTGCACCTGCTGTTACTGTAAAAGTTACAGTTGTACTACCAGTGGATTTTATACGAACTGGTGTTGCACTGACAGAAGGCGCTGCTGGTAAACTATTTACTGCGCCACCACTTCCGCTCTTCCAACCAGAATAATATGAAGAACCTGCTGCACCTTTTGTGCGAACAATTGCATAAAAAGCAGAGCCTCTAGTCGCTGAAGAAGATATTGTGAAATTTTTAGAACCAGAAGTTTGAGTAGAAGACACACTCGCAACTCCATCATAAGAAGAAGTAGTTGGCGCGCTGCCTATTTTATAATAAACATCATATCCAGTTACGCTTCCTTCAAGATTATCTGGATTATCTCCTTTTGCTCCACTCCAAGAAACAGTTAAAGTCCCACCTGGTTTTATAATGCCAGAATCAATAGTTACAGAAGTTGGCGCGGTACAAGCGACATAACTTAATGTGTAATTTAATGTTACACCAGTTATCTCCGCAAGTCCTCCCTCTCTATTCTTATTGGGAGGAGTAATAACAAGCCACCCCTATCCAGCGGTTACACACTACTTTAATTGATTAGTGATATTAATCGCATTCGCTGCATTGGCTCCAGTAAAAGTTGCTTTTGTGCTATGGAATTTATCACTAGAATGACTAGTAAACTCAGTTACGCTAGAACTACTACTTGCAGGCGCGCATACATAATATGTACTTCCAGATAAAGAAGAATTTTTCAAAGTAAGAGTCAGAGTTGCGCTCCCAATCGCCGCACTTGTTACTCCGCTCGGTAATGAAAAATTAATTTTAAATTGATAATTCTCAAAAGCTTGCGTCGCAGACCAACTACAATAATAGGTAGTAATTCCAGTCCCAGAACCTAGATATGGAGTTCCGACTGTTTTTTGTCTGACACCTCTAATAGCTCCTAAATAAATTGTAGAGGCTGTGCCATTCGTCCAGTTTCCCTCAGTTAAAGCCCCTGATGCCGCGGCGCTTGTAGCGGCATCTTTAGCACCAGCAGAAGTACCACCAGAAGCAGTCCCGCTCCCACTATAAGTTACAGTCTAGTAATATTTATTATAGCTAGAAATACTAATTGTTGCCATAATTTATCTCCTTTAACTCACATAAAGACAATAATAACCATTTTTAATCTTATAGTCTAACTAGGTATTATTGCTATAAAATATTATTTCTCCATCATTCTATACTTTTCCGCCGAAGTTCCAAACTCCAGTATTTGAAACCTAAATACCATTAGTTCCATATTTTAATTCTATTTCACCATTAGTATTATTGTCATAACCAGATATTGTTATTTCAGCCGCAGTACTACTTCCATTCTAATCTTTTATAGATCGACTAGAAAAAATAGTGGTACCTGTAGTTAAACTAGTTCCATTAAAATAAATATTATTATTATTCTCATTAAACTAAATAAAATTAGTTCCTGTAGAATTAGCATAATGAGTAAAACCTAAATTATTAATATTTAAAGTTAATATATCATCATTTTCTTCACCATTTGTTTCTAAATCTATATTTCCTGCTAATTTATAAAATCCAATTCCGACTTTATTATTATCAGTATCATAAATTCTTAAACTTGGATTATTACCACTTCCATAAATAACTGGTGTTTTAATTATAGCATCTGTAATAATAGAATCTGCAATAACTGTGCCTTTAAATTCCCCACGGCTCGCAAAAATAGAACCTTTATCAGTCACTATAAATGGAGATTTCTAGATATCATTATCAGCGAGACTATTGGCGCCACCCCAAAAAATAATCTTTTCATTATTATAATTATTTATTCTAGTGCCGCCCCAGCTTTCATAACTGAATTCTAAATCTTTAGAAGTGTGAATACCTGCATAACTTCCAGCATTATCTTTTGTCATTAAACTACCATGAAGAAATACATTATCTGCATAAAGTCCATAGCCATCTAAATAATTAAATTCATTATTTATTTTCTATTTTAAAATATCTAAATCACCAAGTAAAAGATTTAAACTATAATCTATATCTCCAGTCCCATTAACATCTTTTAAACTTGTAAAAGTTTCCATTGATAATGCGCGGGGTGGAAGTATATCTCCCGCGGAAATATCATCAGAATTAATACCTATTAAAGTGTCATAATATGAAGAGCCAAATAAAGTTAAGGTTTTATAATTTTCCAAAGCATTTTCAGCTTTTAAAATATTATAATCTGTATTTTTTAATTCTACCTAAATTTTATTTTCATTAACTTCTATAATTTTCCCGAATCTAGTATCAAATCCAGAAATTGCAACTATCTTATCACTAATACGTTTTAATACAAAATTAGTTAAATTTGAAGGTGAAACTGTTCCTCCTTCTTCATCATTAGCAATCACAATTTTCACATAACTTACCCCATCTGGAACAGTTATATTAATAGCCTAATTGCTATAAACTAAACGAGAAACATAAGTTTTATTCTAGTTGAAAAATAAAAAACAAACCCAACTAATAGAAGTTTCAGCAGAAGGATAATCTCCATTAAAAATTTCTTTTGAATTTACTTTAATAAAATCTTTAGTTCTAATTCTTGCATCACTATCAAAAGGTTCTCCTTCATGACCAGTAGATAATGATATACCGCCCTATTCAAAAACTTCCGGAGTTAAATTAATAATATCCTCTACACTAAAATAACCATTACTATTTTCTGATAAAGTAAATTCTATATTATTATTACCTTTATCCTATATATCTTGAATTTGGAAAGTAGGTTTAAATACAAAACTCCCGCCCATTGAACGAGTTTTTTCTGTAACAAAATTTGCAGTATTAATAGTTGATGCAGTAATTATACTTGATAATACTTCTCCAGTAAAAACACCATCACGCGCGCGGATAATTCCATTAAATTCACCATCTTCGGCTATTAATTTTCCAAATCGCGCGGTCACATAATCATTACCAGATTCTTTCTTAATACTCCAATTGTTACCATTTATGTAGCCTTCATTCGTAATCTAGAAATAAAGACCATCTTCATAATAAACTGTACCACTTTCAAAACTATCACCAGTAAATAATACATACTAATCTTCTAATAAAGTATAATAATTTTTACCTGCAATAGGACTAGAATCATTTGTAATTTTTTCATGCGGCTATATTAATTTCAAAACGCTATTATCATAATTAATATAGTCTTTATTACTCTAAGGATTTAATAAACTTAAATTTCCAATTTTTAAATATTTTTCTATTAATGCTCCAATACCTAAAGTTATATTTTTTACATAGATTGAAGACTCTTCACTTCCATTCGCAGATTTTAAAATTAAATCATCAGAATAAATAGTATTACTTTCAATATTGAAACCGCCTATTGTACCAGAATTTGAGTTAATTTCACCAGTAAAAATACCGCTAGTTGCATGAATTTCACCAGTAAAAGTGCCACTAGTTGCATGAACTTCACCAGTAATAGATAAATTGCCGCTTTCTTTATCAAATCTTAAAACAGAATCTTTATTACTATTAGTAATACTAAAATTACCATTTTTAATAGCCAATCCATCAGAAGTAAACTCTAATCCAGCATTCTACATAGAGGCAAAAATACCACGCGCGGCATCTATAGAAAATTTAGCGATATCTAAATTAGTACCTATCTATAAAGGTATAAATTTATAAAGTGGCGCGCCGTAAATTACAATAAAATTAATACTAACAGGATTTATAGTTTCAAAAAAATCAAAAAGATAATTTAAAATTTCTTCTTTAGTTAAACCTATAGTTGTTTCTGTATCTAATTTTATTTCACCCTCTAAAGTTCCAGAATATAAAGCATTATAAAATTCTTGAATATGAAAATAATAATTATAAATATCTGAAGATGAATCATTATCTTCGGGATGTTTATTTATATATTTTAAAAGAGCAACGGGCTTAAGAACTTCTTCTAAACTAATTTCTTTTAAAGAAACTAGACAAGTAAAATTTTCATTAGTTATAGAACCACTAGCCCCACCATTCGTATCAATAATTCCTATTGATAGAATACTAGGAGATAAAGTATATGAAATTATTCCGTCTTCCTGCCCTTCAACCTATGTATACTTCTAAGCAAACTTATAAGTTGTCTCTACATTAGTACTTATACGAGCAGAATTGGCGTCTACGCCATCCCGCACTTTTGTTATATTAATAATATTACTTTGTAATGCCATTACGTAGACGCCTCCTCAACAGTAAAATAAATCTAAATTGAATTAAGATTTAAATAATCTAAATTAACTATATAATCTATTCCAGAAGTAACTCTAGTAAAAATTGAATCCTAAGCATCTAAAGACACTTTAACAAAGTTCTACATAGAATCAGTTTTATAATACCAAGTTATATTTCTTAAATTCTCCCAAGAAATATATTCTCCATTTTTATACACACTAGCTGTTAACTAAGTTACATGACCAGTAGTAGTATTGGTATTAATTATATATCCCGCAGAACTTTCAATATCATAACTATATGCTTCTGCACTTTTCCCGTCTTTCATTAATTTTAATGTTATCTACGAAGAATAGGCGCCATTAACTGTACATTTAAGATACATTAATCCGCCAGTAAAAACCTATGCGACATCTGCATATAATATTGTAACTTTCCCATTTTCATCTATCCAACTCGCTGGAACAGTACGCATACTTTCTGTCGTGGCCCCATATGTCCAAACTGCAACAGTCGTACCTTCTAAAGAACTTTCGTAATTAAAACTTAACCTATCTGGAGTAACAGTCCCCTCTTCATCTAATCTAAAGGTATCTCCTTCATTTTGTTTAATTCTAATCCCTAAAGTCTTCGGTATTTCACTAATACTTAATGGCCCAATAGTACCACTAGAAGCATTAATCGCGCCCTCAATCTCAACTCCGCGTGCCTTTAATGTGCCATCTTCATAAACTATAAATCTATCGGTATTCTCTTCTCCCTCTTCTCCTGGAGTAATAGTTCGATTTCCATAGACTTTAAAAACTTTATAGCCGTGTTCAGTCTGTTCAGTACCGACACCTAAATAAATCTAATTGCCATCATTAGTACCTATATCCATCTAAGATTTAAGCCATAAAGTACCTGTAGATTTTGTTTCTACAGTTGGACTACCGTTTCCGTCATAAAGCGCGAGGCCGTAGATTTCATTCTCTGTCCCTTCTCCGCTAATAACTCCAAACTTTCCTCGAAGTATATCCGCGCCAGAACCTTCGCTATTATACTATTTTAAGACTATATCTTCAGAAGGACTAATTCTTACATAACCATTTCTATGCGTTGAACGCATAAATAAGCCGTTCCAAGTAAGCGCAAAGACAGAATTATTTTCAACATCTGCTAAATTAGTAAAATTAGGCTCTGTTAATCCATTAATTCCATAAATACCAAATCTATCGTAAACTACAAATCTACTTGGGTCATAAGAAGTAACCGCACCAGTTCCTTCGTCTACTACAAAACCATAGGCTCGTAAGCCTTTACTATCCCACCTAAAAGTAGGAAAAGCTCCAGACATAATATTAATATTATCCGCATCAATAATACCCGCAGATAAATAATTAGTATTAATTCCATACCCGCTAATTGCAACGCCCCAAGTCTAACCGCCATCGGCAGAAACTAAAAGACCAGAACTTGCTAGACGGGTTACTTGTAATGGGTCACCTAAATTTGTAGCCTAGATACCGGTTTCATCCCATACAACAGACTAATCATGTGAATTCTGAATAATATAATTAGAAGTAGCTAAAGACCTCTAAAATACGCTTTGAGAAACAGTTCCTTCGGGCGTTATTGCACTGGCCGCACGAGCGTATTCACCACTATGATATTCTAAACTTTGCGTCGCCGCGGTAATGCGTTGGAATAAATCTTCAAAATGAGATTTGTAATTTTGAACTTTTAGCTAATTTTTATCTGACTCATCTAAATATATATTAGCCTCTGTAACTACAACAGCCTCGCGCGCGGGAGTGCGTAAACCATTAATTATTTTATAACCAAAAAATTCAGTATCTTCTACATAAGTTTTATGACCAATATCAAATTTATAAGGTTCATACCCCTCTAATTGACTTAACTCTAGAACAGAAAAATTATAACTTACTTTTGGATAAGCAGACTAATATAATACAGATAAAGCATCAAGATAGTATAAATCATCATCTAAATAATTGTCATCTGTCCAAGAACCCTCTTGTACATAACGCGCATATTTAGTATTAAATTCTTTTTCAATTTCTTCTGTTGCCTTTGCTATTTCTTCTAACTATGATTTAATACTATCATACCGTTCCTAAGTAGCATCAAGATCATCTTTATATTTTTTCATGTCTGCTTCTGCTTTATCTTTATTTACCATCTAAGTGGTTATTTTTTCTAAAGTAGAAACAGTAAAATTATCATCTATATAAACCTCAGCACCTAATTCAGTTCTACGGCGCGCGGCATTGTATATATAAACTTCAGGATTATTAGAACCTACGAATTTTAAAGCAGTAACATTCGCGCCAGTCTAAAAATATGTATCAGCCTAATCCGCCGCACCACTCCTAACGTAATATACACAACCTTCTCTAAATTTAGTGGTATATAATTGCGTAAAAACTCCACCTGAAATATAATAATAAGGCTTATGAGCATCCACATATTCTGTATCACTTGTTACTTTATAATAGGTAATGCTCCCTCCAGTAGGAGTTATTGAAGTTAATCCCGCGGTCTTTATATAATAAATTTCGTTCCCATAAGCATCAATATTAATATTATTTACAAACTAATTAAAAAAGTCTGAATATTTATAATGAGTATAAAGAACAATTGTCCCGCTTTTTGGGTCCATCATTCTTTCCAAATCTTTCTTTGCCTCATTATAAGCTAAACTAGCGACCTAATATTTAGAACTTAAATCATTCAAAGAATTAGCAATCGGCGCCTATTCATCAATTAAATTATTTCTTTCTTTATTTAATCGAGAAAGACGAGGATATAAACCAATACTTCCGGAAGGTAGCTCTAAATATAAATCATTGTTTAATGTAGACTAATTAATAATTCCCTAAGAAGTATAATAATCAAAATTATATGCAAAATTCTCTTTTATGGGATTATCTTGCGCGCGAGCAATAGAACAAAAACCATTTTCTGCATATTCACAATTATTATCTTTAACAATTATTTTTGTAACTATTTGCTCACTATCTAGAGTTCGATTATTATCTTTTAAGTTAATACCATATTTAAATCCTGCGTAATTATCCTATAAGATTTCTTTATAGAATATGACTTTCTTAATTTGACGTATACGTTTTGTAGATTCATAATATTTTTTATTCTTTTCAACTTTTCCAGTAGCCTCTATGTATTTTTTCTAAGTCCAATCATATAAATAATAACCAGAAGCGGAAGCCCCAATAGTTAATTCTACTGGATTATAATAAGTATATTCTTCCGTACTAATTCGTCCATTTAATTCATGCGTGACCTCGAATTTAACCCAACATTCAAAGGTTTCGCTTAATTGCTATAGAAGATTAAACCGATTAGTTTCTTTTGCTGTAATACTACGTATCTTCTCAAACTCTTTATCTCCTTCTCTATAAAGCGCAACATACTTATTTGGGTCAGAATCAGAAAAAACGTAATCTTCTGCATATATCTTCCCAAGGTTATCTGCTGGCGCGTAAAAATGATACCGTGTTTCTATGCGTACTTCTGGTATGTCTCCAGGCTCTAAAACACTACCATCTTTTTCAATATAACGATAAAACTATACGTCTTTAATATAATAATCCTAATTACTAGAAGTTTTTAATAAAAAGAAAATCCCAGTATTTGTCTTTAACTAATTCCAAGTAGCAGAATTAAGACAAACCATATCAACATATATATATCCACCAGACGCAGATTTAATAGTAGTATTATCCTCAGAATTAAAATAAATAACGTCTTCTGCATCATCCTAGTCTATCTTTAAATATTTTTTAATAATGCACCTAAAAGGTAAATCTGACAGCGTGTTAAAATTGTTGCCCGAAACTCTTCCAACGCAAATTTTTAACCTATATTTGTCACCTTTATCAAATTTATTTATCCGAGAATAATTCTGTATTATTCCTTCATTAACCAATCTACTAGTAATAGTATTGCCAAAATTAACAACCAGATAGCCTGCCCGCTCTAGACTAGTATTAGTAACCTATACACTTGGGAATACTTTCGCCTAAATAAATTTATTTGTATTTAAATCATTATTATCCTGAATACTCCAATAAGATGTACCGGAAAAATTAGTAGAATTATAAATATAATTCTGTATAGAAGTAGAATCTAAATATTCTGTAGTAGTATAGCCATAATACTCTTTATTATCACCTACTTCCGTACTTTTATATTTTAAGACCGTTTGCTCTAATACTGGGTCATAAGCACTTAGCTATTTTTTTACATAACGTTGCCCGCGATACTGTGAAATACTCACTTCTGAATTTATAAAAGTTGGCCGTTCATTAGCCCACTATACATTCTAAATATAAAGATCGTATGTACGAGTGTTATTACAATTAATTGTAATTCCATCATCTAATAAGTCTGGAATTAAAGTGCCAGTATCATTCTATACGTAAATAAATTGAAAATAATTTTGTTCCTATATTGCAAAAGGAGTATAATAAATATAAATTCTTTTTCCACTTTCTATTACTTTATTAGTTGAAGTCCCACGAATCTTTGCTGTGATATTCTAATTTAAAACAGCAGAATATAATGCTTCCTCATTTGTCTATTCAATTATTTCCTAATCTTCTCGCGCGAGCTGCCAATCAGAGCCCTCTAATACTATACTGCCTAATTCCTATACAGTACCCATATTATTTTCTAGTTCTGTATCTAATTCAATATTAAAGCCTGTTTTTCCTAACTCATTCGCCGCAAGACCAGTACAAGTATAAGAATATTTATATTCTCTTCCTTTTTCGTCATCTTTTTTTACGATAAAATCATACCATTTATCTTCATATTTGAGTTTAACTTTTCTTTCATCAATTACTAAATTAATAAGAGGATTACGTATTATTTCACCGTTTTCCTCATACTAATAATACATATCAAAAGTAAGAGTTTCAGTACCATTAATATTCTTTTTAAATATCGGATTTATGGCTCGCGCTGGAGATGTCATGACATCAGAACCGATTGTCGCGAGTCGTTCTTCATCATAATATTGATAATCTACACTAGATAAATCATCTAAATTGGAAGTAGGCGAATTCTTTCCAGATTTCGGAGTACCTACATACATTAATAAGTCTTTCCAAATACTTATTTCATATGGTTTTTTAATTATATTCATAACTATTTACCTCGTATTAGAAGTAAAGATAATCATATTCTAAAACAGGCTCTGCACCAGAATAATTAATAGGAATAAAATACCAATCTTTTCCTTGCTCATTTACCGGTATTTTAAACCAATGTCCGGCACTAATATATTCATTATATAAATTTGTGGTGCGCGCGCCCTATGCATTTAATCCTTCAATTAAATTTGTGCGAGAATTAAAGAGTAAAAACTAGTCATTCCCTTTCTACGTAATGGTTCCATTTAATTGTAAAGTATGACTAGCTAAATCATTGGTACCATCAGAAATTTTTATTCCGCTAATAGCCGCATTAATTGGTATCTTAAATTTAAAATCCGCCTCTACATCTCCTGGATTATAAAGTTTAAACCCAGTAGCAGAAACATAAGTATCATAATTCCCTTTTTCATTTAATAAATTAGCACTATATTTCCACTCATCTTTATTATCATATTTATACCAAGGGGTGTTAAAACCCTCTATTACATACTAATTTAAATATTTACATTCATTTGGTGTATGAGCGAATGGGTCATAACAAGTAAATGTAAAAGTCCCTTCACCCTTATAAATGCGCGGTCTTATATTTTTATCCTCTTCCTAATTATTAAATGGAATATAATTATATTGCGGCGTACCTGTCACTTTTGCGTAATAAACCTTATAAGGCTCTTCATCAAAAACTAAAGGATGAGACTATCTATCTCCAAATACTTTTCGCGCGAGTCTTATCTAATCTTCACTTACATTATCGAAAGCCACATTTAATATAAATTGTCTTTGAGTATAATAGCTTCCAAAAAAATAAGTGCCATCACTACCAGAAACCTAAACGGTTTTATCTTGGATTACAGGAAGTAACGCATCTGCATATCTATCAGATGAAGTTACATGTACAATCCCCAACTCGGTAGAATGGACACCATTATATGAAAAAGATATAAAATCACCTTTAATAGGCATATGTCATTCCTCCTTTAAACGCTTATATCTATTTGTCGCTTTAACTCTATAAATAAAGTAGGGTTTTAAAAACCCTACTCTATTTATTTCGTTACTTAAATTTATCGTAGACGGCTTAAAGTATTCACATTTCGATACGCGCCATCTTGCGCAATACGAGCTTTAATGCGGTCAATCGCCTTATCTACATCGTAATCGCTACTCATTTGGTCTACTTTAACTTCAATATTATAATAATTATTTCCACCATTAAGCGCAAAATTCCCGTTCTTTCGCACGTCTGCAAGAATATCTTTTAACTCAATGAAATTCTAAGTATCTCGTGCATTAAGAATAAGTTCAGGATTAGAACGAGTTCCATCTAACCAAGCAGGACCAGTAAAATCGGCAAGGCCACCAGTTCCATAGACTTTATAACGCTTTAATATATCTAATGGCCCACTTTCATTTAAAACAATATTGTTTTTAGAACCACCCGCGCTAACAAAAGAAGAAGAACTTTTCGGAGTCACCTTGGTTTTATTATTAATAGGTGCAGAACCTTCATAATTCTATAGGCGAGAATCTGGAGCAAAAATCTTTACATTCGTATCAAATTTATTACGTATATATCCACAACGACTACATTTTTCTTGTAACTAATCTTTATTAATTGGATTAGTTATATCTTTAAATCTATGCCTTTGTTTTCCATTTTTCCCCTGAGATATAGGATAACAATATTCATCATCTAATGTTACCCATCTTTCTTCAGTCTTACCTTCTTCAGTTACTATACTAGTCCCCTAGTCCACCTAAGTCTTGGAAGGAGTCATTGGCTTCTAAGTGCTGGTCGCTGGCTTTACCGCGGCCTTTGTTTCACCCTTATCTTCAAAGGTTCTATAAGCTCCATGATAGTCCTAAAAAACATCTTTATATGTTGTAGTACTACCATCTGGATTTTTAACTATTACATTACCTTCTTTATCTACTGTACCGCTTAAAGTTTGACCGCTTGCAGTTGTAAAACTAATTTTACTACCTTCTTTAGTCCCAATATCTTCAAGCTACCTCTACATTTCAAGATAAGCAACGCCCTAAGCTACTTGGTCTTCTAATTCTGAAAGCCAATTCATTTGCCCCTCTTGAGACAAACTGGTCCAAGCTTCGCCGCCCTTCAATAATGCTTCTAATTCAGAGAACTTAACAAGCGCTCCAACCGCATCAGTACCTTCACTAATATACCTATAGACTTCATTCCAAAATTCTCCAGACTTTTCTTGCCAATCAAGTGAGCGCTGCATAAGTTCAATCTACTGCTAACGCTATTCTTGTGCTTCATCATTTTGACGCTGAAGTTCACTAATCTTTTGATCAATTAAAGTATCAGTATAATTTTGGCGTGCATCAGCTAGCTCTTCCTAAAGCTTCGCAATTTCTAACTAATTTGCATTAGAAGAATCCTACTAAAGATAAGCTAATCGTTTTTCTTTATCAGTTAATTCTTCTTCTGTCTTCGCATTATCTCTCTACTAGCGTTGCATAGATAAAGTTTCTGACATTGAATCAAATAATTTCTAATTCGTATCATTTATAGCTTTATCTACGTCCTAAAGTTCATCTATCTTATCTTGAATTTGTTTAATTAATGCGTCACGAACTCGTTCTTCTAAAGTATTATACTAATCTTTTCCTCGTTCTAATATGTCTTGAACAGCACTTTCTATATCTTCAAGCTGTTCAATCATATCATCATATTTAGATTGAAAATCTTCGAGCTTAGAAAGATAATCTTTTACCTCTGAACCCTCATCCTTATCCGTTATTCCATTAACTAAATCCCAATCAATTTCAATGGTTAAATCTTCATTATTCCACCAGGCATATTTCTAAAGTTCTTGATTTTCTTCTACTAAATCTATAATTTGTTGCTTACGTTTTTCTGCAAGGTCGGCAGTTATCTCTTGACGCTCGCGCAAAAGAGTAAGTTGACGGGTAAGATTATCATAGATTTCTTTACCAGTTTTACCTTCGGTTTTAAGAAGCTAGTTATAATCTGTTTCTAAGAGATTACGAAGACGAAGAAGTTCATTAATATCCTCGACCATATTATAATATTTATCGAGGTCCATTTTAAATTCATCATCTTTTTTCTTATCTCCGCTTCCAGAACCTTTTCCCTTATCTTTATCATTAGCATCAGTCCAAATAGTACCATCATAATAAGAAGGAATTATTTTTCCTCCTTTCGCAAGCGAAGGAGTAACCCCACGTTTAATTATATCTTCTGTCTCATCTGCAGGAAAAACCTAATCACCTTGAACTAAATTAGCAAATTCTGGTCCATGCTTACCCACAAGATAAGCATAACCACCATTTTTATTCCATACAAGCTCAGGCCCTTCTTCTCCAGTAAGTGCAACGCCAGGCTTTATACGACGCGCGCCGGATGCATAAGATACAATACCACCTAATGCGCCGTTAGGTCTACTCCAATCATTATTTGGATATTCTCTACCAGCTTTATTACTTCCTGAAGTGTTACCTCCAGTTTTATAGACTTCAGTAATTGTAACTGTTTTACTAGCATCTGTAGATAAACTAGCTTGTAACTGACCCGCATATTTAATTGCGTCGTTTATGGCACTATAATCAAGAGTAACTTTATTTTCAGTCTTTATAGTTTCTATTAATTCATTAGCAGCTTTTTTCGCATCTTCTAAATCTCCAACTAAAGCTGCTGCATTTAAATTATCGGCATCACTCTATAATTTCTAAGAGAACTGTTCATATTCATCTAAATTTTTTACTGTTACATATACAGTTTCTTCTGCAAAACTTGCTACACCATTTTCTTCTTTAAGAACTTTATATTTTACTGGTAAAGTTATTCCTTCTGTGCCACCATTTTCTTGTATAAACTAATTAATCCATTCGTCTGCGGTGACTGCACCAGCCCTAACCTCTGGTATTACTTCTTTAACCTTAACTTTTAAAGAATCAATACTAAATTCTTCTCCGCCACCCCATTCTTTTAAAATAGTTTCCGCGGTTTTGCCATCATTCTATTTAAATACATTTTCGAAAGATTCTGATAAATTTCTTTTAACAGTTTCAGCTAGTTCATCAAAAGTATAAGTAGTTTTATATTTTTCATTATAATACTATAAAACCTACTCAGGAGTAATACCCAATCCATCTGCTATAGTCTATATATCTGCCTAAGTTGGTTTTTCTTCACCAAAAGCATCTCTATAAATCTCAACTATAGAACGTACATCATTTACAGCTAGTTCTTTGACTACACCATAATCATGGTTTGCCATATTCTAGAACTGCATATTAAGAAAATCTTCAGTAAATTCTGGCAACCCCTAACTTTTAGCATAGGCGTTTGCCCTTTGTCGCATTAGTTCTCTATACTATACACTAGTAAGTCCTTCTGCACCCATATTAGTCATGACACCAGTTTTTTCATCTAAACTGGCTCCCATGACATCAGCCCAAAATCTACCGCCACCCCATTCTTGTAAAGTTTTTAATATCTCAATACCTTTTTCCCAATCTTGTAAATCAGTTGGAGTGGTTGTAAATATAGCTTTCCAATAATTTTGAAGTTGTGGATTACCTAATTCTCTTGAACTTATTAAAGCCTCCATTGATTGAATGGCTGAATCAATAAAATCAAAAGATTCTCCCCAATCTTCACCAGCGTCAAAATTCTTAATAAAATTCTATGCTTTACTGACTATATCAGTCAAACTTTCAAAATTATTAAATACTTCAAGAACATTATCATTTAAATCAGTAATTGCTATATTTCCTTTACTAAAAGCTTGAATAGCTTTAGCTAAGCCATTAGCAGACATTGTCCCTGTATCTAATAATGCCGCGAGAGACTTACTCTCTTTAGCTAATTCTTGAATATTATATGGAGTAATTTTTCCGTTCTCTTCGATAAATTTGTCAACCTATTCATTTAAATCGCTAAATTCACCAGAAGCTAAATAGAACTATACTAAATTCTATTTAGAAAAAATACCTTCTTTTTCACCAGCGTCCTTTAACGTCTTAGCTAACTCTGCAACTTCTTTTTTAGTATTCTAAGTTCCTTCCTAAATAGCCTAAAAAGTTAATATAATATTATCTGATAAAGAACCAATAAAATCATCTAAATCCGCACTAATACCTCCATCTTGACTCATCGCATCTATCATTGCAGATTCAACTTGATTTCTAAAATTAGCTCCATAATCGCCTAAAGTTTCACCAATTTTAATGACTTTTTTCTACTAAACAATTTCTAATTTACTAAATTTTTGTAATGCAGCGGTATCTCTCATGCCAGAAGACATTAAAGATTTAAGAGCATTTTTAGTATAATCTTTTCTAGTTTTTTCAATCTATTCGATATATCCATTTAATATTTTAGCTAAGCCCTCTCCATCAGTATCAAACATTTGCATAAGAGCTTTCGCAATATCTTCATTTTTTAAAAATTCACTTATCTCTGTTCCAATATTTTCTAAACTATCTTCATATGTGCCAGAAATAATCTATAATAATTTTAAACCCTATTTTTCTTTACTTATATCTGATACTTTATCAATTAATTCAGAATATGTTTCCTTTATAATTTCTGCCGAGGCAATAGCAGAAGCTAATTCATCTTTATCCTCAGTTTCAGCCTCAACGCCATATAAATCGCTATATTTTCTTTTAAGCTCTTCCCTTGTCGCTTCACCGCTCCACCAATTAGCTCTTCGTTGCCGACGAGTACTTTTAAAGAAAGCGTCAGAATTAAAGGTTTCGGCCATTGCTGAAGCTATAGCGTCAGACATTTCATCAGAAAGGTTACTTGTATCAAGCATTCGCGCGAAACCGGCTTTTGCATGTGCTTTTTCTGCAGCCCGTTCCTGATTTGCTAAATTCTAATATCTGGTATATCTAGCAACCTCTTCTGGAGTCATATCCCTTACATTGGCCGCTTGTGTACCGTCATTTTCATAAATGAGCTTGTTCTCTAAATCTATATAAGGCGACTAATATTTACTTTCATAAATTTTTGCTTGCTTTCCCGCGGCCATAGCTTTTGCTAATTCTGCGCTCTAAGCAGTTTTATTAGCAGCATCCGTAGTACTTTTAACTAAAGCATCTATTGAAGCTTCGTCTAGTGTTAAAACCAATTGCCCATTTTCAAATGTAGAAGATAAATATTGTGCATATTTAGTATTCTATTGTACTAAATCAGTAAGGTAGTCATTTCTTTCCTAAATAGCCTTATTACGTTCTTGGACAGTTTCTGCCTACTGCACCGCAGCAGTTTTTTCACCATATTGCTCTGATACCTATTTAGTCTACTGTTTTGCCTATTCCGCTGCGGTAGCAACTTTATCTAGCTATTCAGAATATTTTTTAGCCTATTTTAACTAACCTTCTAAAGAAAATTCAGACCAAGCGGCATATGCAGCAACTACAAGTCCAGCCGCCGCAGCAACTCCGCCAAGAGCAGTAGCTAAAGCTGCAGCTCCTTCAGCCATACCTTTTCCAACAAGACCTTTTACTAACCCAGTTTTAGCTATTTTACTACCAAGCCCAGTTTTTACGAATTTATTACCAAACGCACCGAATAAAGTCTTGGGCACACCACCAATTTGCTGCTAAGCTAAAGACTTCCAATCTTCACCTCTAGCCCAAGCTTCTTTCACACCAGGTAAATTCCAAGCAACTGTATCTTCTGGTAAAGGCGCGGCATTAGCCTCTTTAAAAGCCTGTATTTTCTTTTTTAAATTCCCATTAAAAATATCAGATAAAAGACTAGTTCTAGGCATAATAGTAGTCTTATTTTCTTTTCTAGCTATATCTTCAGCAGAACCCGCGACTACATCTCCATTTAAATCAATACCACTAGTTAATCCACCTTTAATAATAGATTGCCCAATTCTTGAACCTTTTAGAATAGTAGTAACCGCTTTATCAATAAAACCGCCATTACCAAAACTTCTCTTTAAAGCACCAAAAGTTTTAATAGCAACTGCCCATTTTAAGAAAGAACCTGCGCCGCTACCGAGCGCACCAGTAAGTTTATTAACTATCTATAATAATTTTGTAAGTGCATCAACAGCACCCTTTAAGACCGCGTTATTCGCAAGACCCATCGCAAATTCATCCCACGCATTCTTTAAACGCGCGAGTTTTGATTGCATAGAATCCTAAGTCTTTTCAAATTGCTTCTCTGCAGCACCATTACTATTATACGCCGCACTAACTAATTCTTGTGTACGCGCATAATCTGCCATCAATGCAATAAAACGAGACTGTTGACGAGAGCCCGCAGCCTATGTTGCGATATATCTCTATTGAATATTAGTAAGTGAATCCCACTTAGAGGCTAATTCAATAAATATATCATCTAATCCAACTTCACCAAGGAAATATTTGTTTAAATCAATTCCAGCAGTACGAAGCGCGGCAGATACTTTATTAACATCAATTACTTGCCCTTCTTCATCCTAACCTTTTAATTCTTCTTTATCATAAAGTTTCTTAACTTCAGAAAATCTAGCTACAACTGTCTTTAACGCAGTACCGGCAGTTTCAGCAGATTCTCTTGTGCTTTCAATAATCTATGCCAAGAACGCCGCAGTAGTTTCAAACTCCATATTAGCGTTATGCGCCAATGAAGCTACCTTGGTCATAGCAGTAGAAATTTCGTCTACATTAGAAGCAGACATAGCCGCTAACTGAGAATACACATCATCTACTCGTTGCGCCTATGCTGTATTTAATTCCATATTAAAACCACGCAAAGCGTTAGTCATACGGTCAGTAGCATCTGCCGCGTCAAGACCCGCAATACGCGCCATCTTCAATGTCTCAGTTGAAAGCGCCGCTGCCTATTCTGTATTTAAGCCCTACTGATAATACAGTGTCGCGCTCTCATAAGCTTCTTTGGTTGTTACACCTAATTGATTCGCGCGTTTTGTGTATTCTGGTAGCTACTTCCACATATCTTTAATAGTATAATTAGTAACTACCGCAGTTTCAGTCATAGCTTTATCAAGTTCTTTTATTGTACTAAAAGAACTACGAATTGCACGTTTAACTAAATTAATAGCATTTGCAAGACCAAGAAAATATTGAATACGACTTTTTACTTGGTCTAATTCAGAACCAAATTGACCAGCACTTATGGTTAAATCTTTAAGAGGTTTTTCAGTATTTCTAGTTTCTTGAGCCAATTGACTCATAGTATTAGTACAATTACTTAATTGATTATTAAGTTCTTGCGCTGCCTATGTAGAAATCTAAAGCCCTTCACTCTATTTAAAATCTATTTTTCCCTATATATTCTAAGCTTCTTTTTCGGCTTCTTTCATTATATTAATAATAGCCTAATACTAATTGATAATTTCTTTGGCAGTTTGATTTCCTTTTCCTTCGCCAGAAGCCAATCCAGTATAACTTTTTTTAGCTTTTTCTATTAAATCTATAGCTCTCTAAATATCTTTTACATCTGTAGCACCCTTAAAAATATCTAAAGCATCAGTAATTTTCCCTTTAGACTTTTCAGTCTTAAGTTTACTCATTACCTATTCTATCTTTTTCAGCCCGTCCGGTGTAATATTATTTAACTATTTCTATAAATCTTCTATTTCTTTTTTAATGCCTTCTAATTTCTATTTTACACTATCATCTATTTTTATCCAATTATTTAAATCTATCTAATCACCAAACTAGCTTCTGATTTTCTATACAATCTAATCATACTTTTCCATCCCAGCAATTACTTTATCAAAAGATTTATTAATTGCTGTGGCATCAGCTTTATTTTTTATACCCTAACGACTTTTTGCCTAAAAATCATTTAAAGCTTTATCTAATTCATTAAAAGCATTATTAAAACTACTACGTAAATTATCTGGTAATTTCAAATTATTTAAAGTAGTTTGGATATTTTTAATTTTTGCCTAGGCATCCCCAGCATCAAATAAAGCTTTAATATTAACGGTATAACTCGTACTGTTTCCCATTTGCTTTACCTCACAAAATAAAAATCGACATTAACCCTAAAGTTAATGCCGACTTAATTTTACATATCGCTATCTATATCATCGTTAAGGAAGTACATCTCTATAACTCTAGAATTCATTCGACTATCCTCAGGGATAATCTTTCCTTGAATTCTTCCCACCATGGGATTCGCTTTCTCTCCTAAACTCATAGATAAGTCAGACATTAACTTTAACTTTGGAATAATTATTATTCCCGTATGTGTTTGACCTGTTACGTCATCCTTAATCTTTGTTCTTCCTTCAAGTCGTAAATATCCTTTTATAAGACGCTAACCGATATTTACAACGCTTCCGCCATTTTCATATTCATAATTATAATCTACTATTATATTTGTATATGGATAAATTACCTAATATTTGCCTTCTTCAATTTCTTCATAAGATAATTTTTCACCGTTATCCAATTTATAAGCAAAAAATTTACCATAAGGCTTTTCTTTTAATTCAAAAATACCATTATCATTTGTTTCTAACTCTTCTCTTATTGGGACTATTATTTTTTCTTCAGGTGTAATATTAACTAATTTAGAATTACTCAAAAGTGCAAACTATGCTTTAGAAAAGATTCCTCTTTCCATTATAAAGTTTATTTCTTTTGTAGTTTCCCACCATACATGCGCGCGGTCATCAAAACCGCCGTGCGCGGTTACATAACTTTTAATTTCTTGAAAGTTTGAAATTTGTATATTATCAAAGAAACAAATAGTTTCTCCTTCTTCTATTTGTCTACCACCAATCTCTATAGGATAAGTAGCTTTTAGGCTTACATCGTATAATTCTTTAATCCCAAATTCATTTAAAGCCATAACTCTATAACTCCTTAAAAATAAAAGGTGGAAGAATTCCTTCCTCCACCTTTTAAAATTAACCATTTACTATTACTTTAAGTCATACTGTACGAGCTTCATCATATCGCCATCTTCAGGACGGAGAACGGTGAGATTCATGTTAAATACAGCGGGATCGCCCTCAGCTTCCAAAGTAATCGTATTCTCAGAGGTCATCTTGGCCTTCGGAATAATGAACTGGAAGAACTGATCGGAACCATCAACATCAGAACGAGCATAAGTATCGCCCTGAACGTAATAGGTACCTGGGAACGTATCGCCAGAAATGATGATTTCGGACTTATCAGCAGGAACAGTATAGTCAATCAGAACTTTCTAACCACCCTTGCTAGCAATAGCAGTATTAATTGCCTCTAATCCCATAGTGGCTGTATCAGAAGCACTTCCTAATACCGTACCATCTTCACCAGTAACTTTTCTTACATTTAAGCCCCTGGTAACTGCTGCGGAGAAGAGAATCATATTCGCTCTCGCTGTAGTGGTTTCCTTCATATCAACCTTAACGCGCTCAGAACTACCAGTAGCAGAGTTATAAAGGTCAACCATAATATAATCAATATAATCAGTAGCCGAGTCAATAACACGAGCCATAATTGTACGAGAAACCGTACCAGTAGATTTGGGAGTGGCAACGCCATTACCAAACATGATAGCCATAGACTTGGCAGAGAACAAAGCGTCTTCAATAGAAACTGTGATTTCCTTGCCATAATCCCAGGTTACAAGCTTAGGATTACCCTTACCACCACGAGCATCTACAGATTCAGCCGTCTGCTCAATGGTAGAAACTTTTAATGTATCAAGGTATAATACGGGGTCGCCCTAAGTACCATCAGGCTTAATTTTATAGAAAGTAACATCTGCAACCTCTTTAATACCATAACGGTCTAAAATACTTGCCATGTATAATAGCCTCCTAATTATTTGTCGTTATTTTTATTCATCCAATACTATACTTTAATTTTTTTGCTATCCGCACCAGCGAGTAAACTTCGAATATCAATATCATATTTTTCTTTCTATTGATATTTCTCAACTAACTTTTTAGATGCCGCATAGCTTATCTCTCCGATATTAAGTGGATTTAAACCAATACCCATACAACAAATTGAGATTAAAGTTTCTTCAAAAGTAATTCCAATTCCTTTTTTAGCTTTAACTCTATCTCTATAACGTGCCTTTGCCTTCATTTCTTTAATACGCGGATTCTCATTTGGATTAGGGGCATCTAGTTCTTTATCACCTAACGAACGCCGTATCGCATTTTGAAATTCAAAAAAATTATCTTGATTAATAATTCTCAATTCATTCATCATATTTTCAATACTAGAAATCTTTAAAAATTCTGTTTCTAAATTTCCAATAACAATACTGCCTGCCGCGTACTATAAACTAACTGGTTCGCGCAGATATAACTCAAAACTATCTAAAACTTTCTTCTCAAATTCTTTATTATATTGTGAATTACCCATTATATATGTAAATGGGTCTGGTGGTTTAATAGATTTTCCTTCATCATTCACTTTATCAATAAAATAATCTTCTAATTCTTCCTATGAAATAGTAAGAATATTAATTAATTGTTTTGTTTCTTCTCTTAAAACCTAATTGACTGTAGGCGGATAAATAGTACATAATTCTTTAAATTTTTGCGGTATACATAAAAATGGCTCAATCATAAGAAGTTAAGTAGAAATACTACTCATATGCACTAATTTCTTCTGTTAAGAAGTTCAATTCAAAATCTCCGCCCTATAACTTACCTAATCCATTTATAGTCTTTCCATTCAAAGATTCCTATATTTCTCCTAAAATAGCAAACGGGCGCAACTACACATCTTTAATTATCCACTATGTAAGCGGTACAAACACTTCAATATTAATACTTACATCTTTAAATTCACTATTTTCATCATTCTCACGCCCGCGTGTAATACGCATAGTAACTATAGAATGAGAGGTTTCTTTTGGACCAACACGAGGCACTATTTTAACTAACTTTTCAAAAACTTCATTCTATATCTATTCATCTGTTAAATCCGGCTAACTTAATGGGTCTTTATCAGTATAATATAATAATTTAAGTAATTTCTAGTTCGCTAAAAGCCGTTTCATAATCTTTTGCGCGTTCTCACCTAAATCTCTACAATTCCTAACTCCCATTAACTCTCACCACCTTTATTCAACCAATAAAAGTCGTCCGGGTTATCTCCCTATTCTTGTTCTGGTTTGGGAGAATGGTCATATACATAAATTGGGTCAATACTTACAAATTCAACCCCAGGTGTAGACTATCTATCATAACCTGTAACTCTATACGCCTCTATTAATTCTCCCTCTCCAATCTCAAAATAGTCATCTTTATGTAAATCTTTATTGAGTGGAATAACCATAAAACTAAGTTTTAAGTTTTCAGAATATATAGTATCCATACGACTACGAGAACGAATTTCATCTTTCAACATATTATCTTCTTGGCCATAAAAATAAGCCAAAGTTGAAAAAGTCTATTCTTCTCTCTACCACGTAATCGTATGAGTCATCTTTAACATAACATAACGATTATACCCACTGGCTTTAATATTTTCAAGCCAGTAAACCATCCAAGGGATTAATTCTAAATCCTTATTCGGAAGATAAAGAATCGTTCCAGCAGGAATATTTAAACTAACTCTAGTTAATAGATAAGCACGAGTTTCAGTTTCATCCTATTTATATCTCTCTAAAAGTCCAGGACATTCTTCATCATCATACTCAAAGTCTATCCTATAAACGCTTTTCATTAATAAATGTTCAAACTATTTCTCACGCTGAGTCTAAATTCGGGACTAATAATTTAAACCATATCTATTTAACCTTTTCAAATATATATCTTCAAAATAACTCATTTACTTTGAAAGTAATCCCATACATTCAAATATGGTCTTACGAAAATACTCATAATCTAAATAACGCAGAGAATTAGTTTTATTTACTAGTTCTACCCAGTTAATACTGCGCTCTTCTTCTGGAAAACCATAAAGTTCAATAATAATAGAGTCAAGAAATTTTTCCCAATCTCTACCTTTCTCTTTTTCACAAAGCAAACCAAAATACTTATTCTTCAACTTATTGAAATAAGCTTCTGTTAAAATTTCACTACTACTGCTCATATTTACTCTCCCGCAAGAGAAGTAAAATCAAACGGTTTACCGTCATAAGACCTATAATACACTCTTTCTAGTTTAAGTGCATTATATTTCTCCGCTTCCAACATAGACTGAAATTTTGCTAATAAGTTTGCTTGTGAAAAATCTCGCTCTTCATAAAGCGGCTTTACGTTTTCCCAAGTAAGAATAGTCCTATTTAACCACTCACATTTCATATAAGTAGCTAATATCTGAATCTCTATGTTACTTAAATCTTCCTCAAAACCGTAGTCCCCACGGCTAAGAGAAGTGCGAGGGAATTTAAACCAAGGAATAGCGCCTTCTAAAAGCGCGCGCAAATCCTAATTCACTTCATCCTCGGTCCAAAAACCCCATTCATCATCCAATATCTTTGCCAAAAAGGCATCATATACAGTTTGATAAGAGGTCATATATTAAACCTCCATTATTTCTTTTCGGCCTTTGCAGCCTCTTCATCCTTCTGGTTTTCTTCAAGAACCTTATAAATATTAATCATCGCGCGATCTTGAATATAGTTTTTCTTGTCAACACTAGGTGTCAATTTATTCTCAATCGCATACTGCGCCAACAGCACAATCTAATCATTAGATACCTTATCTAAGCCTTCCTTGAAATCATGGAACGGCATTACAGTAAGATACCTCTTCATCTGTGCCTCATTAAGAATAATAATATTTACCGGCTCTTCCGCATCTTCTGGCTCAAGACCATATTCTTTCTTAATTTCCATGTCTTCAGTATAAAGAATACCCTTCTCAAACATATTGCGCGAACCAGTATCATACATCATCGTATCAAAAATATCATGCGATACACTAAATTTATCTCCCTTCTTCAACCATGTATGCGTAAAGTGAATATCAGGCAACGTAATACCGACACGAGCATTAATAGTATTAACAATAACAACTTTTCCTTCCATAATAGAATTCTCCTTTTAACTCCTTAGAATTTTAAAATAGGGGAGGGGAATTGCCCCTCCCCAATAGATATTAAATTAAATTAAATTATATACCATAGGGATTGTCCATAACAGGAGTCTGAATGGCCTGGTTCTGATAAATACCCCAGTTGTTATAACTGAGAATACCGCAGCCCATCTTCTTCCAAACATGGATTTCCATAGAGTTATCATAATTGTCGTGGTCCTTAATCTGGGTTTCGCCCTCAAGAACAACCTTTACGACCTTCTCACCACCGGTAGGAAGGACATAAGCAATAGAGGGGTCAATCCAAACCTTATCATTATTCTCGTCAACAAAGGACTGAGGAATCTGAACAATAGGA